GGAACCTGCGGCGTCCTCTGGGTCTGCTACGCCGAGCCGGGCGAGACTCGCGAGGAGCACGCCCGCCGGGTGGCCAGGATGCGGGTGGCCTACGACGCGGCCGTCGAGAGGGCCGTCCGGCGCGGCCGGTGAAGGCTCCGGCTCCGGCCCCTGTCTCGCCCCGCAGGTCGCAAGACCCCGGGGCTTGGGGGCGTGGAGGACACAGCACCATGACCCAGACCACAGCAGCCACCGCCATCGCCACCCATCACAGCATCACCACCTACGACGCCGAGTGCCTACTCGACCGACTGGGCGTCACCGACGCAGCCGACCTGGACTACGTGGCCGAGCACCCCGAGGCGCTCACGGCGTGGACCGATGACTCGACCGCTGACCGCTGCTGCGGGTACACCGGGTGGGTGATCTGGTGGGAGGAGAGCCACTGCGCCACCAGCATCACCAACGGCGACGCGGTCCACCACGAGGGGATCGCTAGCCTGGACGATGCGGTCGCGGCCGGTCGCGGCGACGAGGACCTGGACGAGGACACCGAGTAGCCCACCGCCCCGCGGCGCCCGCCCCGCACCCCGAAAGGGGCCGGGGCTTGGGCGCGTGAGACGACCATGCCCTACCTTGCCGCCCGCGTAGCCATCGAGATACTCCGCCCGATCCACACCCAGATGGATCGCCAACTCCGGTCGCTGCTCGTGGCCAGCGATGCTGCGAGCCGGGCGTGGATGGATGTCCACCAGGCGATGACGCGGCTCGAAGGCGCGCTGCGGGAGGCGGAGGACGCGGAGCGGCAGGCGTCCAAATAGGCCGAACCCCGCCGGCTCTCACCGACGGGGCTCGTTGCGGTCCGGGCGCGTGGCGCGGCCGCTGTGGAGAGGGAGGGATTCGTACCCCCGGACCCGGGTGGGTCTGCCGGGTTCAAACCGGCTGCCTTCGACCGCTCGGCCACATCTCCAGGAGTGATTACGGTACCACGTGACTCCCACCTGCACCATCTGCCACGGCGCCTGGCATCCTGCCACCGGTGCCGTCTACCACCCGAGCGGCCGCGCCTGTTACCGGTGCGTGCTCGAGGTGTGGCGCTGGCATTGCCGGCGGGCGAACGGGCGGGCGCGTGGCGGGAAGATCAGTTTTTACGACCACGTGGCGGCGAAGAAATGAACAGGCCCGACCGCCTCGCGACGATCGGGCCCAGGCTCTGTCACTTTCGTGCCGCCTCCGGTTTCCCGGTGAGCTTGGCGGAGCCGGCAACATGGGCCCGCTAGCGCGAGCTGTAGCCGGCAAGAGCCTCACCCACTGAGCATTCCCGGTTGGTGAGGCGCTGATATCCTAACCGCTACTCGCCGTCCACGCTACTCGTCCAGAACCCGAATCGCCCCCGGCACATCGGGCCGCGGCGGACCGGTGAGGTGGGACCTCGCCTGCGCCAGTTGCTCCCTCCTTGCCTGCTCCCTCGCCTCGACCGTCGCACGCAGCCCCGTCAGCCGCTCGGACGTCTCGCGCACCTGGCCCTCGAGTCGGGCGACGGCGCCGCGGAGCTCGGTAACCTCCCGGGTCAGCGCTCCGACAGCAGCGGCCTGGCCATCGTCCCCGCGGATCGCCTGGACGAGCGACGGCGCCCCGCCTGCGCCCAGCACAGCCACGATCACGAGCGCCCAGGACTGCACACGGCCCGGAGGCACGGACGCTCTCACGGGGCCGGCAGGTGGCTGGATGGCCTCCGGCGGGTCGGTCACGGGGAACATCACCCGCTCGCCGTCGGCCATGTGCTCAAGGCGGAACTCGCGGGACGGGCGGTCGGCTGGCATGGGGAAACCTGCGGGATTGTCGCTTGGCCAGTGGGTCAGGTCGATTTGTTGAAGATAGTGCTTGCACCTACTCCGAAAGAGAGTACCTTATGGATCATGACGAACCGCAACGCAACCCGCCGCCCCGCCGCCGACCGCATCAATCCCGAGTACAGCCGCCGCTGGGAAGCCGGCCGAATCCACTATGAGTGCACCGTGGCCCGTGGCGACGACGCTCACGACGAGCTCGCCAGCATGCGCCGCCTTGACGCGGAGCCGACGTTCCTGGCGTCCTTCGAGCACTACATGCACCGAGCGATGCTGGCCGACTGACTCACCGTCCCGCCGCTCCCGGCCCGCACCCCTCTGGGGCCGGGCCTTCGGCGGTAGGAGAACCTGCAATGACCGAATCACGCAAGATCATCACCAAGGCACTGGACGAGGCATCGGAGTGCGGCCGCCCCCTCTGGCGCCACCATGAGTGCTACGAGCCAGAACTCCGAGCCATGGCCGTTGCCGGCGAGTGCGTCCACTTCTCCACCGACTACTACGACCACGACTCGATCGAGTTGCACGAGCAGTGCACGCGCGGGTACTCCGACCTGGCGCTCGTCGGCTGGTGGCGACCGGCCGCGCTGGTGTCCCGCCTCGAGAAGGCCGCTCGGTCCGCCGAGTTTGACGGCCGGTGCTTTCACCGAGTCGAGTCCGGAGCTCGCCACGCGACGGACCTCCGCGCCGCTGCGGCTCGGGTGGCGCTGTGACCCCCACCCGCATCGACCTCCTCATGGCGGAGGAGCTCGCCGGCCGGATCGCCCAGGCGTCCGCCACGGTCGGAGAGACGGACCGGGCATGGTCGCGGGCGGCTCTGCTGCGGGCTGCCCGCCGGAGTCACGTCCGGATCGGGCAGGTGCCACCCGGTGGCGCCGTCCGCCGCGGTATCCCTCTGGATGCCGGCCAGCGCGCCCGTATCGACGCGGCGGTCGAGCGCTCCGGCCTGACCCTATCGGACTGGGTCCGGTCGGTCCTGTCACGGGCGGCTGATGTCGAAATCAGCGAGGATTTGGCGGGGTCCAGGAAATCGACCGAGCCCGGAAAGAAAAGGTGAGAAAGAGGTTGACGGTACTCCGAAAGAGAGTACCTTATGGATCATGAACAACGCGACGACGAAGCTGGACCCCGGGACGATGGTTGCGGTGCTGGATATCCTCCTTGAGGAGAAGATGGCCAGCTACTACGGTAGCGACGCAAAGAGGCCGGAAGACATGGCCACCATGAATTGCCTGGCAGCGCAGAGGAATTACTGGGCCAGTAAGGCGGCCTGAACCCACCCCACCCACCCAGCCCCACCCCCTCACCGAAAGGCAGGGGGTTGAGGCGTCAGGAGGACCTGAGATGAAGCTCGCAGCCACCACCGCACCGACGAATGACCGCGGCGCCTGGGTCGACGGGCCCTGTGGACTCCGATGGATCCCGGAGGTGACGGCGACCGATGACGAGAGCGAGGAGAGCGCGATGAGTCTCGAGGCCGGCTGGGACCTGTATGGGGAGGGGCAGTAGTCCCATGCCCAGCACCCTCCCCACCTCCCCACCCACCCAGTCCTGCCCGCCGCCGTCGGCCAGCGGCATCCGCCTCGCCTGCGCCCCGGTGGAGGCCCCGACGGTACCGGCTACCGTGTACAGCCTGGTCAGGTTCGGCCGGCTTCAGGACGCGCTTAGGGCGGCGGCGAGGGTGGGGTAGCCGCTCACTCCGCCGCCACATCGCACCCGCCGCCAGCCCTGCACGGCAACCCGTCCACGTCCGTTCGAAGCGCCGCCAGCGCCGCTCCGTGGACGTGGACCTCGTGGACCACCATCGACGAGTCCGCCACTCCGAGGTCCGCCAGCAGCACCCGGAATCGGTCGTCGATCATGCGGATCAAGTCGTCGCGCAGTTGAGGCAGCGCCTCGATCACCCGGGCGGCTTTGGCGGCGAGCACCGCGTGGTGGGCCAGGTGCGCGTCCGAGTCCAGCTCGGTGAGCGGGATCCCGTGCGTTGACCCGCCTCGGTCGGTGGGTTCCTCGGACGGCGGCGGACTACGATCGGTTGGGTGCTCGGAGACTTGGTCGGCCATGGTGTGGTCTATCGGTAGTTTCGTTCAGGAGCGAAAGGGAACCGCTGGTAACGTTTCTTGATTATCAACAGGTTACTAGTAACGTGTTGATAACTAACGGGCGGTTAATAACCGCGCGCAGTTGAACCGCGGTTCAACCGGGTGGATTTAGTCATGCGAGCGGAGCATACCCGGCGGTTATGCGCGGAGTCGGTAGGCGGCGAGCACCGAGACGAGCGCCAGGTTGCCGCCGAAGTTCGCCAGGAGAATCGGGCTCGGGTCCTCGACGATCGCCCAAGCTAGCATCGACGCCTCACCCGCAAGCCACAGCGCCAGCAGTCCCCACGACAGTCCGCGCGCGTGGCCTTGGCGGACTGTGGTGACTACCTGCGGAATCGCGGAGAGCGCCAGCAGTACGGCTCCGACGTAGCCGATGGCGTTCATCCGGCGACCTTCCCCGAGCAGATTCGCGTGACGTCGAGCACCATGCCTCGCGGGATTCGCGTCACTCCGCGCCACCGCTCGACCATCTCGGATGGGCCGAGCTCAGCGGCTACCTCGAGTTCGCGGCGAGTCTTTCGCTTCAACCATCCGATCGTGCGCATGATGCACGGCGGCTGGGAATCGTCATCTGCCGCACGCGGTGTCTCGCTGGCGTCGTCCCACGTCACCAGGACGATCGAGCCAACGGCGGGGAGACGACCACGCATGGCTTACCCCGTCACGAACCCAATCTCCCAATCCCAACGATGTGACGATTGATCATCCCGTGCTCACGGTGCCAGACGTCGAGCTTCATGTCGCGGCCACTTCGGAACCCGGCTCGGTGCGCCCATGCGTCACCCGGTGCCAGCGTGCGGAACGTCTCGACGGTGCAGCCCGGGAACTCCGTCAGCCCGTCGTGGTGCACGTGTCCGGTGTACCAATGCCGATGCTCGGTGACTCCCCAGTCCGCGGCACGATCAGCCGCCATGATCCCGGGTAGCTGATTCATCTTCGCTTCGTCCCCGTGCGTCACTCCGATCAGGCACTTGCCGAATCGGTGCCAGTGAAACGCAGCCGGCGAGCAGTCTATCTCTACGCGCGGCTCTTTCTCGTAGAAGGCCGCCAACACCGTGGACAGCACAATCGACGTATTATCGTCGTGATTTCCAATCTCGTTGATGACGCGGACCTTGGCGTGCTTTTCGAGCGTCCGATCGATGCACGCCCGCATGGTCTTCACGCCGACACCGAGCACCTTGGCCCACCGCGAATCGACGTCGAGCGCGTTGCCCGATCGCATGGTCCGGTTGGTAGCGTTGTCAGTGTGGAAGAAATCACCGAGGTTGATCACCAGTGCCTGCTCACTCTTCGGAGCCAGCCCGACCAGCGCATCAACGGCAGCGGACAGCGTATGTTCCGCGATCTTGAGATCGAAGTCCTGTCCCGTCTCGGCTGCCCACGCGAACATCCCGAAGTGCGGATCGCCCATCGGGTAGACGCAGAGCGTGTCGGAGTCCTCGTGCCTTGGGGCAGCGGTGATCCCGCCCTTCCCGCGCAATGGCTCGACGATCTCCTGGCAGGCGTCGAGCAGTCTGGCAATCAGGTGCTCGTCGTCCGACTTGCTCTTGACCCACTGCCCGCGCGGTGTCCCGTCCTGCCCGTAGAGAGTGGACACGCCGGAGACGTGGAACCCGGCCGGAACAGTGTGAACCATCGCGTGCGCCGGCGACCATCCCGCTCGCGCCGCCCGTCTCTTCGCCTCGGACAACAGATCGCGCAGTCGCCCGGGTCGCATGTCGAGCGCTCCGGCTGCTGCGAGAACGGACCCGTGAGCCAGCAGCGCATCGATCGCGGACGCCTGCTCAGGAGTGGCCCACTTGCGCACGGCGGACAGGTCGTCGGACGAGTCCGCCGTCCGCTCCTCCAAAGTAACGCCTGGCGTTACATTCGTGCGCTCCCGTGGCGGTCCATCGTGCATACACTCTTGCGGAAGTGATGACGCATTGTCCCTCTCACCGCTCTGTCCTTTGCTAGATGACGCGACACGGATCAGGCCAGCGGAGTCCCGCACTAGCGTACCGTGCTCAATCAGCAGGCGGACCCGATTCTGGATGCTGGCGTGGTGCCTGTATCCAGTGAGCGCTCGGCAAATAGCGTTGCTCGAGCAGCCGTCGTCGGGGACGCACGCAAGGATCGCCCCATCGGAGTAGTAGTTCACTCTCCACCGCCTTCCGCGTCTGCCAGTGCGCAGGCCAGGATCATCAGGCTCCGAGCCGTGGCGTGCGCAGCCGTGAACTTGCCGGTGCCGTCGTCTCGCGCATCGAGGCCGAACCACGCCACCTCGTCGACGTGCCCCCGCAGGTGGTCTAGTAGCGAGTCCTCGTTGAGCTCCGCCCACTGGCGGATCCTCCCGCGTTGCACCTGACTGGCCAGCAGCCGCTCCACCTCGACGACGGCGGGCAGTAGACCCTCGAGCGCCAGCGCCGGCAGAAGATCAGCAAGCTTGTTTGTCAATGCGTCTCTCCTCTGCCACGAACGTGCACACTCGGTGGCATGACGCGCAACGTCAGGGCGGGGTGATCGGCTACATCACACGGCTGTCGCGAATGGTGATGTCCGCACGCCGATGGCTGGGAGCTCGTCGCAGGCCGCAACGGATCCGGTGCCCTCGACGCGACAGAACCACGAGCCAGGAGTCGAGAGCTGGATCCGCAGCACGAAGACCCCGACGCTCTCGCGAGTGGCCTCGGGCGCGGTGCCGTACACGTAGGCAGTCTCGGTGCCGGCTGGCGCTTTCATTCTCCACGTCACGGTTGTCGGATCTGCTGCCGCTCCGGCACTCGAACGGAACGTGGCTCGAAACGTGACTACCTGGCCTTGATCGACGTTCATGCTGCCTCGACTAGAGCGGAGATGGAAACCGTATCAGCGCGCACGGACAGCGTTGCCGCATCCGCAACCGTGGCGGAGATCGCGGCCTTTGCTGTGGTGGCGCTCAGCGCTACCGAGCCCGGGATTCGGTACTCGCCGAATACGAGCGTTCCGCTAGTCGTTGCTGCCGGTGCTACGCACGAGCTCGTGGCGGTGACCGCAACCGACCCGGACCCGATGACAGTGGCACCCGGAGCCGTCGCGCTACCCGAGCACGAGACGGAGACGGTGCCAGTCCCGGTGGACGTTGCCGCGGGAGCTACGCACGCACCGACGGCGTGGAGTGAGTCATCCTGCTCGACCGTGCCCTCTCCGGAGCAGGTAGCACCAGGAGCGACGACGTCAGCGCTCGCCGTGATCCTGACCGTACCGAGCGCCGAAACCGTGGCGGCCGGAGCAGTCACGGAGCCAGAGCCAGAGACAGCAACCGATGCCGAGCCGGTGGCCGTCGCTGGACTGGCCGCGCACGCTCCGGACCCGGTGATCGATACCGTGCCCGTGCCCGTGGTAGTGGCGGGCGGAGCGACGACGGCAGCAGATGCGGTCACCGCGACCACCGCCGTACCAGAGCAGGTCGCCGGAGCCGCAACGCACGCACCGACTACGACGCGGATGTCAGACTCGAAGACGGCGGTACCCGAGCATGTAGCGGCGGGAGCAGAGCAGGCACCGGTGGCGACTATCCCGACGGTACCCGATCCAGCAACGGTCGCGGCAGGAGCAACCATGTCCGCCGTGGCGGTCACCAGTGCGGCGGCGAGTCCAGACGCGGCGGCGGCCGGAGCGACGACACTCGCCACGGCAGATACGGTCGTGGTGATGGTACCGGCGCTGGTCGCGGCTGGCGCGGTGCACGACGACTGGGCGACGATGGCCAATGCCCCCTGGCCCGTCGTCGTGGCCGCCGGAGCGGTACAGTCACCGGTCCCCGTCACCATCACGGCGCCAACGCCGGCCGCGGTAGCAGCGGGCGCCACGCAATCGCCTACCGCAACCCTGTCCGTCGATTCAACGGTCGCGGTCCCGGAGCACGTAGCCGCCGGGGCGACGCATGACCCGGCGACCACGATGGACACGGATCCAGATCCGGTTACGATGGCGGCCGGCGCAACGCAGTCCGCGGTTCCGGTGATGCTGACGGTTCCGGTGCCGATCGCTGTGACTGCCGGAGCAATGCAGGCACCGATTGTGGCAACGGTCACGCTGCCGGTTGCCGACTGGTTCGCCGCTGGCGCCGTGACGGCACCGATTGCTGCGACGACCGTTTCAGCCGTCGTCGATTGAGTGGCTCCCGGTGCGGTGACTGCGCCCAACCCAGAGACGCCCGCCTCACCGGTTGCGGACACGGTGGCCGCCGGAGCCGTAACGCTGCCAGCCGCCGCAACGGAGACAACTGCCGTTCCGGTGCACGTCGCCGCAGGCGCGACACAGGCCCCGGTCCCGGTGATCCCCTCTGGCTCGCTCTCCAGCGCGGGCCCATCGGTACCCGGCCACCACTCTCGCGCGACGTTCAGATGGCGCGCATTGCCGGAGACGTCGGCCCCACTCCCATCGCTCAGCGGGTAGTGGGCCCAGGCCGTCGTATCATCCGCGTCGCTCACCATCAGCGCGGCGAGTTGCGTCGAGTTGAGCGCGCTCGCGTGCACGCGCAGGTGCTTCAAATAGTGGAGGTACGTCGGGTTCCCGACGCGCAACGCCCAGCCACTCGGCGATGGCCAGACCCAGGGTACCTCGGGATACGACTCCGTCCGTTCGGTGAGCGTCCCGTCGACCCCAAAAGCCGTGAATGTCTGAATGAATGTGTGTCCGCCGGACTCCGTGATCACGAAGGCAACGAACACCCAGCCCAGGCACTGTGCGAGCGTGCCGGTCGAGCTCGCCATCCCGTAGTCGTTGGCGGCCTGGCCAGTGATCTGGCACATGCAATTCGTGTTGAAGCTGGTCGTGTCCTCCGTGTGCTGGCAGACGAAACCGAATGCATCCTCCGCTGTGGGACCGTTGAAGAACACCGGGTAGGCGTTCGTGTCGGCCGCTGGAAGCTGGACCCAGAACGACACCGTGAATGGGTCGCCGGTGACGCTGCCAGCGTAGTCGGCGCAGTCGCCCTCGCGACGGACAACCTCGGTTGCGTGGGTGGTATCGGGCGCCGTGTACGACGTCGTCGCGGTCTTGTCGGCGACGCTCGAGCCGGAGAGCGTCGCGTTGTACGACCCAACAGAGTCCGTTCCGCTGTTGTCCGTCAGCGACCAGAACGAACGACCGGCGACAATCTGCGTCGTGGAGTACGACTGCGCCAGGATCTGCGCTTCGGTCAGCGCGCCGACGTAGCAGCCCCAATACTGGTGGTCGCCAGCGACAGCGGCCCCGTCCCCGCTGCCGAGGACGAACGCCGTCATCGCGTCATCGTAGGTGATGGCCGCCGATATGTGCCCTAGATCGTAGTGGCCGTCGCGGCGCCAGTAGACGTCGAGTTGATCGGCACTGTAGACGAGTGCAACGAAGATCCACCCGTCGGCCTCGTTGCCCCAGCCCCACGGGGTGAAACTGTTCCAGTCGTAGTACAGGACCCACGATCCGCCGGTCCCAGCCCACGACGTGAACTGGAGCCAGATCGATGATCCGGTAGATTGGAAGAGTAGATTACCGTTCGCGACGCCCGCCGCCGGGATGTAGACCCACCCGTACACGGTGACGCTGCCCGCACCACAGGCGGGGACGGGCAGCGAGATCGTGCCGGTTGCGGCTAGATGGGTGGCGGCCATGGCGTGTCAGCGAGGAGCGGTAGGTGGCTGGTACTCGCTACACCGTCGCGGGTTGCGTGTACGAGAACGCGGTGACGGTGACGTTCTGGTTCTCGGCGATGTTCGGGTTGTCGACGGTGACGTCGCCGCCACCGCCGGTGATCGTCACGGTGCCCGACCAAACGACAGCATCAGATCCATTGCGCGCCTGGAACTTGGTGCAAGCGGTGCCGGCACCAGCCGCCGCGAGCCCGACGCCAGTGAGCACCGGATCGCAATCGGCAGCAGCGACGCCGTCCGCGGCAGCACCAAATGCGGTTGCGGCGAAGTCGATCACGCACAGCGAGGCGTCGGCTGCGGACATGAGATTGATGTTGCCGGGAGTCGCAACGTCGACGAGGTCAACGACGGCGTTTGCGGCGGCGGAGCGGGCGGCGGCTGTGAGAGTGATGGCCATTGGGGAAACTCCTGTTGCAAATGCAGCTATCCCGAGTCGTCAGGTGACGATCGGGTTGGCTCGGTGATTGGTGGTGGCGCCTACTCAGCGCGGCGGACGCGATCGCGGAGCTCCGCCTCGGTGTCGATCCGAGTGGTCACGGATACAAACCGCGACCGTGCGCCGGCAGTGCAGAGCGATGTTATCCGTAGCGACCGCGATCGGTGTCGCGGGCAACGGCGCGGTTGCGAAGGCGAGAATGCTCGTCTCGGTCGAACTCGACAGGGATCCATCCGACGTCAACGCGCTGCGGGTCTGGATCTCGCGGCTCGTCGGAATCGGTCTGCTGGATCGTCGGCAGCGGTAGCTGGCAAAGGCTCTGGTCGATTGGGCGCTCGCTCACCCCGAGGATGGGCGCCACGCGGTGTTGCCAAAACGTCCAGCGGAGATGTCCGGCAACGAGCGGGTCAGGCTTGTCGGTGTAGTGAGCGGCGGCGATTGGGTAGCGCCCGATCCAGGTGGGCGAGCCCATGGCGGCCCAGTCGCTCACGTTGCAGTAGAGCGCGCAGCCGCCGAATGACTGCGACAGCAATTCGATCGTCTGCTCGGCGGGCTCACTCCAATCGGGCGCGGCTCGGTGGTAGCCGCTGGCGCCCTGCCACGACTCGACATCGAGCCACGGGATCAGATCTCCAGGATGGCCGTATTGGCAGAGTTCGGCAGCAGCGGTGAACGCGGACACGAGCCGCTCGGGTGCGCGCCAAGGAATCCAGAAAGCGTAAGCGCCCAGCACGAGTCCGGCGCCACGGATGCGCTTCGCGTGCTCACGGGCGCGCTCGTCGAGCTCGACGCCGTTGGTCAGGCGGATCACGGCATACCGGTAACCGAGACGCGCCGCAGCCACCCAGTCCACCGACGACGGGTCCTGGTGGGAACTGACGTCGAGGCCGAGCGTGGTGTTGCCCATGGCTTACTCCGCGTTCACTCGCGCCAGGTCGCGGTCGCTCAGAATCTCGTCCGCCATCTTCCCAGCCTCGAACCAGAGCCGCATCACGTCGTGGGCTCCGCGCTCCTCTGCCCACTCGCCGACGGTGAGAGCGCGCTCCGCGAACGTGAGCGACGAGAGTGGTAGGTGTTGCGTCCAGCGACGGCCGCGGAACTTCACCGGCTCGCCCGGCGTTCTCCTGATCGGGCACGTGTGGATCGCGCCACCCGGCTGCCCATAGTCAGCGGTGAGGAGCTCCGTGCCGTCGTCGGACATCGTGAGAGCGACGGCCAGGTGGGCGGACGCGGTGTCTCCGTCGAGGAGGATGATGTCTCCGGGCATCAGGCTCCCGAGGTTGGTCGTGAAGTGCCCGCGCTCGTCCTTCGCCCACAGGTTCCAGAGCGCGGAGATGTTCGCGCCGACGCGCCAGTCGCCGGCCTCTTTGCGGTTGAGCCCGGGGCCACGGTAGCCGGCAGCAAAGAGGCAGCACTGGCCGAGGTCCCCGCAGGACGAGTAGTGGCCGACGTCGCGACCCTCGGTGACCAGCGCGTTGACGCGCGTGCCACGGGAGCCGTGCTCGGCTGCGAAGTAGGCCAGTTCTACGAACTCGCGGCGGGGGACGTAGACGGTCATGGGTCAGCCTTTGGGTCCGCCCAGAAATCCTTCAACGCCACTTCCACGCGCCCAGCCGACTCGATCTCGAGATTGCGCGTCATGCCAGGCGGGCACGCGAACCCTCTCACCTCTGCGATCACAACCCACTCCGCCATCACTTCGCCGATGTGCACGAGCGCTTCCGCGATCGTCTCCCCCTCCGAGATGCACCCCGGAAGCTCGCGTATCTCAGCGGTGTATCCTCCGACGTCCGGGTCTTCGGTGAGGTCGATGTGGTAGGTGATCACCATAGCCCCCAATCCTCGAACACCTCGCGCTCGTGCCGGTGGTCGTCGTCGTCTCCGCACCGCAGTTCGCGGAGCAGGTTGCGAGCGGCGGCCTGGCGCATGGCCTGGCGGCAGTTCGCCTTGTGGGTGCCGCCTGAACGCGAGCGGGAGAACACGCGCGTCACGACTCGACGGCCGCGCTTGACCGAGCGTGGCAGGGACATCATGGGGAGGACTCCAGCCGCATCCCGCGCGCCAGGAATCTACGCAACGCGCGACGGTATCCGCGGTTTCCGAAACGACCCGGGAAGCATCCGCCGCAGTACATCCACTTCATCTTTGGACGCTTCATCGGTCAGCCTCCAACGCCATCAGCGCCGCCGACATGCTCCTGGCTCGACCTGCCGCCGGTGCCCAGGTGCACTGACCTCCGCGCGCGAACCCAGAAAATGCGCCCGCCCAGTCACCCGCCGGATGCATCCCTCGGCAACGGCCCCGTGCTCCACGCAGGAGGCGGACGGCGCAGGCTGCCGACCGCTCCAGGGCACGAGGGTCGTCCTCGGCGAGAGCCCAGGCAGACGGGCAAGCGGAGCGGTGCAACTGCCACGGGTGCCGAGCCTGCCCGTTGTCGCACCGAACACCGGAGGGCCCATCGGAGCAGTGACCGGACACGACGTATCTCGCCCACCGAGACTCATGCCAGCCGAGCGCCACGAGCGCCGCCTGCTCGGTCGTGTCCTCGGTCGCCAGCTCGATGGCCATCGCCACCGGTCGCAGCAGGTCGGCGCGTTGCTCGGGAGTCTCGGCCAGGTCGCCGTGCCACGTCGGCTGGGCGAGCATCACGGCGAGGATCGTCGACCAGCTCATAGTAATACCCCCTGGCGCGGCGGGTCACTCGTCCAGATGGCTTCGGCAGTGGTTCGTCCTGCTCCTCCGCGAGTTGCCGCGTGCCCCCGTCGGAATGGCCTGAACGGAAGCCAATCGGCGCCGACGTTCTCGCAGGCGATTACCTGACCACGACGGGAGCGAGTCCAATCGGCGAGTTGCGCGAAATCAATCGACCCGCTCCCATGCGTGTAGAAGCGTCCGGCTCCCGTGTACGGCGGATCAATGAACCACGTTGCCTCGACGTCGGGCGCGTCGGTGTAGTCGCCTTCGATGATGGTCCAGTGCTTTATCAACTGGACGGATCTGGATACGCGCTCTCGGATGGTGGCGCACCAAAACGACGTAGGGCAGGGCTCGGCAGCAGAAGGAATCAGCTTCGATTGCGGGCTGCTGGATGACCGCGCGCACCAGAACCCCATCAGCCACCGCGCCCCGCCGGTGACCGATTCCGGGATCGATTCTCCTGGCTCGAGCAGTGGCAGTTCCATCACGTCATCCGGCTTGGCGGCAATGAGCCAGCGCCACAGCTCCGCGGTCTTCGGGTCGCTTTCAACCAGTACGACCTGCCGCTGGTAGTATCGCGTCGAGTATCCAGCGCTGCCGGCGAATGGCTCGAAGATGACCGGGTACCGCGGCGGCGGGTAGTGCGGCGCCAGCGACCATTTGCTGCCAAAGAAGCGGAAGATGGGCCTCACCACGCCCTCCCGCACGTCCACAGCCCGAGCAGGACGACGCCCAGCCACACGATCGCCTCGTCGTTCATGCTCTCTCCGTAACCACTGGCTCACACTCCGCGCCACTTCACCGGCGAGTCATCGCGACCAGATGCCAGGCGTTCCTGATCACCGACTCATCGACAAGACAGTGGCCGGGCAACGCGAGCCCCTCGACGGTGCATCCGCCCCATGTGGTCTTCGGCGTGTCCCACCAGTTGGCCACGATGTAGCGCCGCCGACCGTCGGCCATGATGCGACCGATTAGAGCCATTGCGTGCCCACCGGTGTTACCGCCCAGATGCTCCGTTGTGGCGACCTCGTTGAACGCGAGATCGTCGAAGGCGTCGCGCGTACCCGTCGAGAAGGCGCACCCGGCACCGGCGGCGAGCGCGTCGTCGAGATCGTCGAGCCCGTCCAGGTAGTGGATGCGAACGAGGCCACGGCGGTCGGCTGCGCGCATCTCGTCGCGGAGGTTGTCGCCCGCGGGAATGGTCGTCTTCCCGAGCTCGCTCTCTCGCGTGTCCTCGCCGGAAGTGTAGTCATCCCACCCGCGCCGCTCGAGCTCCTCGGCGATGGCTGGCCAGCGGGTGCCGTGATCCAGGTCGTGGATGTCTCCGCCTTCTCTCCGCCAGGCCCCGCGCCAGATGTCCGCCGCCGAAGCGCGAGGAATGTCGGGGAACACCGTCTCGATCATGTGGGACGCGGTTTGCCCACCACAGGATCCAATCCACCGTTGCTGACGCTGCCACCGCGAAGGCGTCTGGAGGATTGGCGCGACTGCGTCACCGCGTATTGCCGCCGCCCATGGCCAGCGCGTGAACGACGCTCGTTCTCGAGCGTGCTCGCCAGCTGTAGGGTGAGCAATGCCGCCGCGGAGGTGAGCGAAACGGGTCACGGGCAACCGACCTTCCCCGCCGCCGCGTCCTCAACCTGATCGCACCGCGTCACGTTGGCGATGCACTGTGGTAGCCACGAGCGGCCGTCCCCTCGCGCGTCCTCGCACGCCTCGACGAACAGGGTCCCGCCCGGCGTGGCCCGCTCCTCGCACCCGAGCCTGTCGAGCGTGTCCTGCGCCGCCTGGCACGCGCCGTCGGGGATGTCAGCGGGGACGATTGGCGGTAGCGGAGCGGGGCCACAACCGCAGACCGACAGGGCAGCCGCAACCAGCGTCATCGCGATCGCGTAGAAGGTGAGCACCCGGAAGAATTCAGCCCAGGACCGGCGCCACTGGTTCATCGCAGCAACTCCCGTCCCATTGCGCGGCAGAGATCCTGGATCGCGAAACACCCGACGACGACGAGCGCCACCGTGTAGCCGTACAGCCACTCGGCGGCGATGCGCAATGTGCCGGGAGCGTTCGGGCCGCGGCTCATGGCGCACTCCCGCTCGCCGCCGGCATCGGTCCCGCGTCCGCGTCCGGAGGGTAGACGCACTCATGCGTTACCGGATTGGTAACGCCTGGCGGATCGCAGGCGTAGTCCCACTGGCTGAACTCGATCAGCTGGATGCGCGGCGCCGGGCATTCGCGCGCGCAGCCGGCGATACCAGAGAGGAGCGCGCACGCCGACAGGAGGACCAGCGTGGCCACGATCACGCCGAGGAGGTCGACGGCTTTCACTGGCAGAGCTCCGTGAAATCGCTCGCCACCTCGGCCCGAATAGCCCCCGTCGTCACGGCGCCAACCGCGGCGATTCCCGCCGTCACCGCGAGCCCGGTCTGGACGCCGTCATCGGCAGGAATGGTCGCCAGCCCGGAGCCGCCACCGAGTACGGCAAGGCCAGCGCTCGTGTACCGGAGCACGGATTCGGTCCGCGACAGCCGCCGGCAATGGTCCTCCGACGCAGCGGCCGCAACAGCGTCCACCGAGCCATCCGATGCCGTCGGATTGGTGAGTACGCCACGGGCTCGAGCGGCCTCGAGCGAGCCAGCGCAGCCGGAGGCCACGAGCGAGATCAGCAGAGCGAGGACGAGTCGGATGAGCGTCATTTGGTCACCTTGTCCATTCTCCCAATGAGCGCACGTAGCGCGAACAACCACGCTGGCTCTCTCTCGTCGGAGTAGGTGAGTCCGGCATCTTCCCCACGCAACAGCGCTTCCGCCGTCGCAACTTCTCTGGAGAAATCACGAGTCTTCATTTGCTGGCTCCCTTCAATTCCGCGATCAGTCGATCGAGCTTCTTGACTGCATTCTCCACGCTGTCTGGGTCGACGTTGATATCGTACCTGAGTTGCATGTCGCCCCTCTTCTCTTCCGGAGCGTGGTACCCAGCGACCGCGAACCCCACGAACGTCACGACAGCGGCGACGATTCCCTCACCGAACGCGACCCAGTCTTGGGCCATCGGCAAGAGCGCGGTCAGCGTGCCGCACGTACCGACGATCGCCTCGGGCAGCCAGCGCCACTTCGCCGGGATGTAGTTATGCAGCGGCGTCGTCACCTTGTAGAGCCGCACGACGACACCGATGATCGCCAGCGCTTGCGCGACGATCGCGATGACCAGAGCGGGATTGCCCATGATGATCTGTTCCATGTTCTCTCCTCCGCGCCTCGTGGCGCTCAGTTAAGGGTGCGCACTCGGGGGTGGGGCGCGCAACGGCCTACGGGGTCAGCGGGGCGAGGACTTCGTGTCCGTCTTCTCCTCTGAGACGGAGAGCGCCTTCGGGTGCGCAGTCGCCAGCGCAGCCAGCGCGCGCGCGATCACGGCCTTGCGCGGCCCGGGAATCGTCGGGTCCGCGAGTAGCCGCTGGAGCTCCGCCCGCGTGGCGCCCTGAATGGTGGCGTCCGAGTGGATCACGTCCTCGTCGCGCCCCGGAACCGGTGTCACACGGCGGGCAACCCAGCCGATCGCACCCGGGATGTAGACATCCGGAACGACCACGTGCGGGCCGGGACCGTAGGGGACGCCGCGGCGCGGGAAAGGCTCGTCGCCGGAGTTGGCCACCGTGAGATCGGCAAGCGCGATCTCTTCCAGGGCGTCGAGACTCTCGTGGATGTGGTCGGCCATCAGTACCCGTACTTGGCTTTGATCGCCGCTGCCATCGTGGCCAGATTCGCCTCGGTGATCGTGGTTCCGAGGATGAGTCCACGAAGCTTGGCCTTGAGATAGTAGGTCGTCGCCGGCACCGCGCCGTACCGCAATGCACCGAGCGTTCCGAGCGCGAGCGTCAGGTTTGCGGACTGCGCCTGTGCACTGCTCGCGGTCGCGCCCCAGATGAGCCGCCGGTTCGTTCCGTTGTACCAGTCGGTCACGACGCCTTCGGTTACGGACGTCGTGATGGCCGCGCTCGTCGCTCCGGTGCGCTGCGCGTTCCCGGTGGTAGCGCTCGCGTTCGGAAACGTGCCGACGAAACTGAAGGACGCCAGTGTAGAGTCCGCCATCGAGAGTAGGCACGCGACGGTCGCGTCGCGGGTTGCACCGTCGATCGCGGCTAACATCCAGAACGGCGTGTTATTCCCTGTGAACAGCGCGGCAAGCGCGTTGCAGATCATGTAGTCGCCGCCGTCAAACGACAGGTACGGGCCCTTCGCGTCCACGCCATACGTGGGGCAAAGCGTCGTCGCCCCGGGCTGCGCCCACGGGTACGCACCGGGGAGCAGGTTCGCCCATGCCGTCACCGACGCGCCGGACACCGTGCGACCGTAGCCGGCATCGTAGGCCGCGAATGCGCCGTACTGCGCCGCGAGCGCCTTGAAGAGCGACCTCTTCCCGCCCCCGCTCCCAATCCTCAACCCCAGTCCAATTCCCACCATGGTTACCTCACACGTAGCGGTCGACCGCAATGCGCGCCGAGTCGCGCCCGAGGGCGGTCGTCAGCGAGAGGATGGCGGTGTTGTTCGCGAGCGACGCGAGGAGCGGGTAGAAACTGACGGCGGCGGTGCCACCCGTGCCAACGCCAGTGGCGGCCGCCTGCTCGCCGAGCGTGAGCGTCCACGCGACGCCAGCGGGGACCGACACCGAGAGCGTGCACAGCACTCCCGCGTGGGGCGGCGTCGCGGGTAGCGTCACAAGCGTCACGCCGTGGCGCTCGTTGAGCCACGCCATGACGGCGAGGTCCTCTGCGCTCCCGGGGGCGTAGTAGGCGCGGGCCACGAAGAGGGAATTCTGCGAGCCTTGCACCTGCCAGTCACCACCCTGCCCGCCCCACGACAGATTCGACCACGTGCACGCTCCGACGTCCTGCGCGGCCGCGGCGCTCAAAGCTCCGGCCCAGTAGATTTGGCGCGAGTTTCCGGTGAAGTAGTCGCCGAAGAGGCGACGCACGTTGGTCGCTGTGGCCACGAGCCGCGTCGCGCTCGTACCCTCAGCCGCCGCATCGTCGCGTCGCCGTGCGTAAGCGTAGCGGTTCGGTGGTACTTCTAGCCGCAGATGATGCCACGGCGTCGTTCCCTCGAGCGCCCACACAGTGTCCATGGTAGCCGCCTCGCCCGTAGGTCGATGGTCGCCCCACGTCGTGATCGGGACGTCGGAGCCGGTGAACATCGCGCCGAGAGCGACGCTCTGCGCGAATTCGAACTCGCCGCCGTACCACCCGCCGGGATACCCCGTCTCGCCGTGCCAGGTGTCGGTGCGCGGGTCGTACAACTTGGGCGAGTAACCCGCGGAGGGCGGCGTCATCGGGTAGAGCGCGCTGAGACGATTCGGGATCACCGATGCGTAGACCTGCCGGATCCCGTTGGTCAGCGGGAGGCGCACCGTCGCGCTGCCCGTGCCGGCGCCATGGTAGTCCGCGCCGCCGTGCTGGAGCACGATGCGCGGAGCGGGCGTGCCGCCGCAAACGTAGGTGAGCCGCACCGTCCAGCCGCCGCCGATGCGTGGCTCGACGCGCGACCACAGCACCGTGCCCGTCGCGGTCAGCGCGCCCGTGAGCAGGTCCAGGCTCCAATACGTTGCCTCGCTGTAGTCGAACCGCAGCGAGTCCACCAAACCATTCCAACCGGTGACCTCGAGCTCTACCGTGACGGCGCCGCGGATGCCGTTGGCCGGTGCCGGGCTCGTGATCGAGTGCGTCCTCGGCGCCAAATCCGCCGAGTCGGTGAGCGTGTAGAGGTAGAGCCCCTCGTCGGTCAGCGTGACGTGGTCCGCCGTCCACGCAGTCAGGTCGCGCGTGACCGTCGCCGTGACGACCGTGCACCCGGTCGCCGCCGCGTCAACGTGGTAGTACGCCGCGAGCTCGGCCGCGAAGGGGACTGCCTCGCCATCCCACTTGCGCGCCATGTACCGCGACGCCTCGCCGATCACGGTGGCGTTCTGTGCTACGTTCAGCACCAGACACTCTCCGAGCTCGCCGATGAGAGGCAGGGCCCCCGCCTGGCTTGCGCCGAGCGTGAACCCCGTCGAGTCGTCGAAACCAGCGTTTCCGCTCGCGCGCAGGACGCCGTCCTCGTAAATCCGAGAGCTCGCGCCCGCGAACACAACCGCGATCACCACCCAGCGATTCGACAGCGAGCTCCCGAACGTCGCGGTGAGATCGGCGCCCGCGTTGATCTGGATCTGATTCGCAGCCACTCGACGAACGAGGTTCGGATCGCCGCCCGTGCCGTCCGCCAGATTCACCGTGGCGCCCGTCCACACCCCGCATTTGACCGCGATCAGCAGGGTCAGCGGCTGCACGTTGGCGAACGTGGCAGTGAGCCAGTCACCGCCGTCGAGCACCGCGGTTACACGGCCCTTGCAGATGCCGCTCGTGAGTGCGCCAGCGCCCAGTCCGAGGTCTGGGCCCGCGCCGCGACGGTCGTTCCAGTTGCCGAATCCGTGCGGGGCGGTGTCGTCGTACCAGGCGCGGATGGAGGCCGGCGCAATGCGCGTCGCCGGATTCCACGGCGAGCACCGGATCATCTTCGGAGCGAGTCCCATGGTGCTCCGTCAGGCGATCGTGTACTCGTTGTCGAGGTAGAGCCACGCCTCGACATAGCGATCCTGGGCGATGTCCCTCCGGATCTCGAGGTAGACGTTCTGCAACGTGCCTCCCGAGCCACAGCGGAACCGGTAGCCCAGCACCTGCGCGGCAGCGGGGAGGGTCAGTGTGCCAGTGATGCTCGCTGGCGTACTCGAGTCCACCGTCCCGGCATCGGTAACCAGCGTGTCCGTACCGGCGTCGCGCCTCGTCATCGTCACGGTCGCGAAAACGAAGTCGATCGGGTCGCTCGCTGCCGCCGCGTACTTGCGCACGGCGAGGACGATCGCGATCGGGCGGGCGCGCTGGGTTGCGGAGAAGAGCGCGGCGCGGGTCGTCGTCAGGATCGTCGTGTAGCCGGTGCCGACGCCGTCATTCGGGACGGAGATGTTCGCGACGTGGAAGTCGTATCCGGTGCGGAGGATGATGGCGGGGTCACCGGAGGTCCACCCACCGGCTCCGTCTGCGATTGCGATGTCACCCGCCAGCGCGCCAGCCGGCGGAATGAACGGCTCGAGATCCTCGATTGCTTGCTTGACGATCGCCAGTGCTCCGCGCGGGTCGCTCTGGTCGGTTTCGAGCGCCGCAACATTCTCGATCCCGGCGGACGAAACCATCACCAGGCAACACGACTCGTCAACCGCGTCGGTCGTGACGGCGCCGCCCATGACTCCGTTGTTGGCCGTGGCGCGAATGAGGTACTTGCCCCATGGGTCACCAGCCAGGTCGACCAACGGCGGCATGAGCCCGGTGCCGGCTGTTGCGACGTAGGACCACGCAAGTCCAGTCGCGTCCGCGGTCCAACCGGCTGGCGTCGTGTATCCGGTCGGTGCCTCGTAGATTTCCCAGAGGACGATCGAGACGCCGTCCACGTACTGAGGGTCGAGACGGAACTGGACGGTATCGCCGACGACAACGGTGCGCTTCCCGCCCGAGTAGGCTCCGCCGGTGACCGAGGCTTGTACGAGGATTGACGACATGGGATTTCCTCACCCTTCGGGGTGGTGAACGGACGTACACTTGCGCGATCGGCTAGGCGGACGCACGATCAGCGGTCAGGGAGACGAGAGACGATGCGCGCTCTAGTGATTGCTGTTGGGCTGGTGCTCATGGCCTGCGGTGGAGGCTCCGAGATCGGAGTCGATGCCGAGACGCTGTACGAGACGGGCGGGTCCGCTGGCGCGGTCGTCGAGGCTACCGGTGGCGAGGCGCTCACCGAGGCCACTGGTGGGGACCAGGAGACGGGCGGGAATACGACGGGAGGCACGGTGCCTGCCACGGGCGGGACGGCTACGGGTGGCGCTCAGACGGGAGGAACGGCAACCGGAGGATCGACGGAGCCGGTGTGCGAGGCTGGGCGGCAGGTTGCGTGCCCGTGCGTCGGCATCGGTGACGTTGGCGTCCAGTCGTGCTTGGCCGACGGCAGCGGGTGGGGTGAGTGCGAGTGTTCCGATCCTGCCACCGGCGGAAACCCAACTGGCGGGATGGGAACGGGAGGACTGGCTACCGGAGGGACGACACCGACCGGGGGGACGCTCACTGGCGGATCCGCAACCGGAGGGATTGACGTCGGAACTGGTGGCACCACGAGTACAGGTGGCAGCGATACCGGCGGATCCGTTGGAACCGGCGGCACCGGTCCCACCACCGAAACGGCTTGCTGGGATCACACTGACGACGACGAGGACGGCGCCACCGACTGCGACGATTCGGATTGCTGTACCGCAGAATACTGCTGTGAGGCTGACGGCACTTGCCACTCCGATCACATCATCACGCTCGGCGTGATGATCGACTGCATGTGCTGGGAACTATGCGACCCGGACGCCCGCCCCAGCGGAGGGTCAGCGGACATCGGGATCAATCCCGACACGCACCACTGTGTCTTCGTCGGTAGCCCGGCGTACAATCGCGCACAAACGTCGTGCTCAGTTACCGGGTGATCTAAGGCTATGGAACGGCGTATGCTGCCGCCGCTTGCCACGTGGCGTTTACCATCTTTAGTACGATTGATTTGTTGTACCCGCTGGAGTTTAGCAGTGGGTACGTGACACCACCGGCGACGACATAGATCGTGTGGGTGTTGTCCTGATTCATCAGCGTCATGGACGATCCGTTACCGGCTCCGGCGGTAACTATGGTCCATGTCCTGCCTACAGTCAGGTGCCCATCAGCCATGGATATTATGGTGGCGTCAGCAACCCCGTAGCTTGCGTCTCCGTCAGTTATCGTCTGAAGCGCTCGTTCCCGGAACTCACCGTCAGTGGTGCATACCAACGGAGCCGTAACCGTGGCGCCAGCGATGGTATTCGCGCCGTTTAGCACTACTGACGAACCGGCGTCGGCCGTGAGGATACTGCCGAGGGCCACGTCGGCCTCGATGGAGACGGTACATCCTGCGTCGAGCGTAAACGCAGACCCGTTCTTTCCTACGAACGCACCTCCGTTTTCTGCGTTGCATATGCCGTCGACGCTAAGTACTGCGCCGAGATTTATATTTAGCAGTGCCGTGGACTCAAATATCGCAGCGCTCCCGCCATACCACCTGCTAGCTCCGCCAAGAATGTGCTGGACCTCTGCGCCGCTTTGAACCTGGATTGTTGATCCGCCAGCGAGTATCAGTTGCGCGCCATTCCCCACGGTGATTGCACCGGTTATCGAGTGGTTGACTCCGGTGAGCTGAACGCCAGCGCCCCCGATCGACACGAACGCCGCCGGATTCCACGTCCCGCCATCGTCACCGTTGATGCTCTTGAATCGGCCCTCGTCCAGCGCCCAGAACTCCGCCGGGTCTACCACGGTAGCGACCGCCCATGCGCCGACGTCCGCGCGAATCAGTGCAAAGTGCGCCATATCATCCTCACGGAACGGTGGTCATCTGCACGATCGGAGTGATGCCGATCATGCCGACGCCGACGGTGAACGGGCCGAGCAAACCGGGCGCCGACTCCTCGACGACGTCCCACGTATCAACAGCACGGAGCATCTTGCCGAGCAATGCGGCGATCTTCTTCCGCCACGCCGTAGAGTGCGAGATCGCAGCCGTCACCACCACCAGGACATGGCGGCTTGTCGTCTGTGCCCATGGCCACGGCTCCGTGGTGATGTTGGCTCCGACGTCGTGGTGCCGGACGAAGGTTGCTGTAACGGTACTGCCGCCGCTTCCAACGATCGTTACCTTCTCCTGGATGCCAGAGAGCCCAGGATCGATTACGGCAACGTCGCCGCCGATGAACGCTCCGCCGCCGTTGAGATCCGTGGACGTGATCGCGTAGCTGCCCGGGTCAACGGACGCGGTGAGCTGGCGCCACTTCGATTCCTTGCCGGCCTTCTTCCAGTTTCCGGGGCCCGTCGTGTCCCAGTTCGCCGGGCTCACGACATACTCGGTCGGGCCAGCAACGCGCACCGCGATCAGTGCGGAGCCGAGGAGATCCGATAGCGCGTCCTGCACGGTGACCGAGTCGCATCCGCGCGCCAGTAGCTCCGCCGTTTCCAGTGCTGCGCGCCTGTCCTCCATGGTAGCGCCCGCCGGCACTACGATCCGGAAGTCGCGCTCGTGCCGCGCTATCAGTTCGTTACTCGTGTGCGGCACCCGTTCGAGATTGACGCGGTCCACCGTGCGCTGAACGACAGCGAGTGCCATTGCCGTGGCGAACATCTCTCCGCAGATTGGGCCGGTGAACGAGTCGTCTCCGAGGTTCTCGTCTCCGCCCATCGACTCGCGCATCGCGCCATAAATGGTCTGACCGACCGGCGGCTTCCCGCTGAAACGGAAGTGCCCAAAGGGAGCGAAGGCGGAGAACTTCATGGCGCTTTCAGCTGAACACTTCGACGGTGAACTCGGCGTCGACCGCGCTGTTGTCGTGAGCCTTCGTGACGACGCGCACGGATAGCGCCGTGGCGACGTATGCGGTAATCAGGTTGGCCGCCGCAGAGTTCGGCGTCGCGTTCGGCTGCTGTGTCTGCGGCGGAAGCACGGTCGCCGCCCACGAGAGCGTGGTGTCTCCCTGCGCGTTGTCGGTAACGGTGATGTCCGCGGCCGCAATGTTCGTGCGCATCGCGGTTAGCGATGCGATGTGCGGGGCGCCAGCCGTGAACCCGATAGAGATCCGAGCCGTCGGAGACACGCGAGCGAAACCGGCGGCGAGTCGGATGAGGTTGTTCCACGCGCCAGCCTCTGGCTCACCCGCGCCGGGTGGTGCGCCGACGTCGTCGAGCTTGTCGTCCCCGCCGAGATCCTCGACGCTCGGCCTGGTAGGCGCTGCGTCGTCAAACGAATAGGTTGTTGCGGCTGCCATGGCGTTACCTCATGCAGGGAAGACGGAGAACTGAGAGAGCGTCAGCAGGTACGGCGGCAAGTGCGCAGCAGCGAAAGCCGTTCCGCCTTCCGTCAGGTCCAGCGACTCGACCGTAGACACGGCCTCCATGGCGGCCTCTAGCGACTTGGTGATTTGTGCCGGCCAATACTTCGGAGTACTCGGATCGCGACGGCCACGAGAGCCATCTAGGTAGGTGGTCGCCTTCGCTTCGCCTGGTCCGATGCCGTCGAAGTGCGCGACCAGTGGAGCGATCAGCGTCTCAAGCGAGTCCGACCACGGCATGGCGCGCTGTCCGACGGTGGGCGTATACGTAGAGTCCGACGCGCCGAGTGTGCCGTCGCAGACGATCACCCATGGTCCGCCGCCAGCTACGGTCAGGATCACCTTCTTCCAAAACACCTTGTTCGTGTTGTCCCAGAACGCCAGTGCCTGGCCAGTGACCGGGTCGCCGCACGTCGAGTAGTCACCATCCGAAGTGGCGAGCGTGAACGTGAGCGGTCCCGTTGCTCCGCTGATCTGCACGGATCCGGATCCTGCGCCGGACGTGGCGAAATACCCTGGCCATGGCGACTCATCTGCCCAGCCAACGGCCTCCGGATCCCACGTCACCTGCGCCACGATCGCGGTCGCGAGCGCGGTCATCGACGTGTAGAAGTACAGGTCAGTGTGCGGAGCGGATGCGTCGATTTGCGCGCCGACCAACGCCGATTGAAGTGCGGTCGGGATGCGCGATCCGGTGCTGTCCGCCGGCACCGTGAAGCACCACCCGCAGGTCCCGGGCCCGTATGCGCACGGGAATGCGAAGACCTCCTCGATCTGCACCGCAGGTGTTTCCTTGGCCCAATTGCGCACCTCGGCCGCGTTGCCTGCACCGGGAGGATTCGCGAGCTGGTCGCGGATCTTCTCGATGATCTGCTCGCGGTCGTCTTCGTCAGAACCACCCTTCAGTCCGTCGCCGTTCGAATCGGTGAAGACGACGCAGGTGGTCGCGCAACCGGCACGGGGCGCCGACCACTGGAGCACCGTCGCTCCGTCGAGGTTCTGTGCGGGGCCAGTCCCGCGAGAAGCAATCGGAACCTCGGCGCCGTCAGCGTAGAGCGCGGTCGTTAGGCAGTAGAATCGCGCCTTCGTGTTTGGCTCGGTGAGCTCGTCTCCCGAGAAGATCGTGGTTCCAGCCGTAGCCGCCGTGATCGTGACGTACCCGGTCGAGCCCACCGCGCCCGCGATCACCACGCCGAGACGCTCGGCCTCGATGCGGAGTTCCTCGATCGACTGTAGCTCGTAGTCGGACGCGCGCGCCGCCTTGACGCAGTTGGCATACAGCGGCTGCAACTGATCGGCGATCAGGACCGCGGACTGATACGGCTGCGTTCCTGGGCCCGTCAGCGCGGTCGGGCACCGGAGCAGGTAATCGCGCTGGTAGTCCGCGATGATCTGCTCTCGCGACTTGGTAGTGAGGTCAGCCACTAGTCACCGTGCCCGTCTCCCCGGTTGCCAAATTGCGATACGTCGTCTGCACCGACAGCCGCCCCTCCACCGTGAACTCTTCCTCAATGCTCACGATCTCGACGGACCCATCCGTGATCAGTGACCCAAGCGATTTGGTCTGCCGCTCCCAGATGTCACGACTCCGCTGCTCGTCATTCTGCACGGTCGGAAGCAGGTGCAACGTGTGCCCACTCGTTGCGTCGCCGGAGATCGAACCCTGCCGGAATCCGATTCGGCAAACGACCGCCGCGTCCACCGGATGCGCCTCGACATGAGCGCCCGTGGTCGCGTTGAGATCATAGTCCTGGGTGGCGAGATTCCACCGGACGGCAGCAGGATAGGTGGCCATGGGTCACGCACGGTCGAGAGGGCAGGAGAGCGTCGGAACAGACGGGAGATCGGGTATCTCCGGCAGCGGCAATGCTGGAGGGAACGCGATTCCGAAGAGCGGTGCCTTGACCCCGGGGAGGAGAACGCGGGGGATAGGCACCTGGGGAGGGGTAGGTAGCGCCGGCAGCGGGAACGACGGTGGGAATGTGATCCCGAACGTCGGCGCCTTGACTCCCGGTAGCGTGACTCGCGGTAACGGGATTGCTGGCGGGTCAGGAAGCGCAGGGAGCGGGACTGACGGTGGTAGCGCCAGTGCCAGCAGCACCAGAATGAAGGCGCACGCTGACATGGTGGCCTATAAGGTTTTCAACATCGTGGACTTGGCAGCTGTCACCGCGGACGAGAACGCCGTCATGGCACCGATGACCGCCGAGCAGGCCGTGGGAATTGCCGCCTTCAACGCTGGGTCTATGGAGCTACCAGCCGCGGTGCTCAGTGCCCCAAGCGCAGCGCTCACCGTTGTGGTCATCGTGGAAACCGCCGCAGCAAGTCCGGGGTGCAGCGGAACCTCAACGCCACCAGTGCCGCCAACGTCGAGCCCACCGGCGCACTTCGTTGCGCCACTGATGGTCACCTTGCCTCCCTTGCACGACACGAACCCGCCGCCGGTAGCGTCCGCCAGCGTCGCCGCTCCGTCGAACAGCATCAGGCAGGACCCGTCCGAGTGGATGATCTGGCAGATCGGATCGCCGCCGCCGTCCACCCCGAGCTCGAGCTTGTGCGCCTCCGTGCAGGTTCCGGCCCCGTCCCACGCGACCGGGACGTAGTCGATGATCGACCCCGTGTCCCCGTCGATCTCCCTCCACGTCAGTGCCGACCCCAGCTTGCCACCGTACTGCGCCGACCCGCCCTTGGTGCATCGTGGGAGCCACGACGTAGCCCGCGTGTCGTCGCCAACCCAGGCGAACCGCTCGGACCCATCGCTGCGGACATCGACCGTGCACCCGATGCCATCGGCTCCTGGGTCATGCGGGCGCGAGAGGAATCCGTACTGATGGGCGTTCATCGAGCCGGGAGCACCGCCGTTGCCATAGGCGTCGTGTTGGACGAGCAGGTGCCCGTTCTCGTCGTACTCGGTGAGGGTGACCGTGCAGAACATCAGGCAGCCTCTTCCGCGAATACGAGATCGTCCATGTGATAGAGCGTCAGCCTGCTCGTGCTCTGCGGGTTGCGACTGAACTCCACCTCTCCTAGGTAGTAGTTACCGTCGAGCCCGCACTTCTCGTCTTTCACGTGCACCACGCATCCGACGTAGAACGGGAACCGCTGGCCAGGGTGGATCAGCGACGGCGCCGAGTGACCCGGTAGCGTGTAGTTCAGCGATCGTGACGAGCGCCGCGCCTCGGACGCATATCGACGCGCGAGGTAGTCGGCCGCCTTCTGCGTCTTGATGTCGCGGTCCTCGGAACTGATCTGGCAGATCCACCCGAGGTCGACCATCTCCTGGTCAACGTACTGGCCGACGATCTGCTTGCGCCCGTCCTTTCCGCCACCCGCGCGCCCGTAGACCAGCGTGTGTGAGTAGCGGCTGACGGTGTCGTTGCGAAAGCCACCGCTGAGAATGTTCGTCTCGGCTGGCGTCCCCGCGATCAGTCGCTGCAACCGGAACGCCGGCTCTTGCGATGTGTTGGGTGCGGAGAGGATGAACTTCCCATCTGGAGCGCACCACAGGAACAGCCCGACGCGCTTGTACTGCGCCTTGAGCCACTCGTACCGCTGCTGCCCTACCATCGCCTTGAGCGTCTTTAGTTCCGTCTTGGGCTGACCTCCGGTGACGTCCTCCACCATGACGGTCTGCCCATCGACGCTGCTGCTTGACGCGCTCGGAGCCGAGCTCATCGTCGATGGAACCCAAGTTCCGAATCGTTTCGATTGCAGCTCTATTCCCATCGCACGGAGCGCTGCCGCCTCCTCCGGAGCGCGTTCCGCAATCTCCTGCGCCGGCGTCCATGAGAACAGCTTCTGTAACTCGGCGTCCGTCGATACGGTTGGCTCCGCTACCTGCGCCGCGCTGCGCTTCATACCGCCGCCAGCGTTCGTGATCGCCTTCTTGCGCCCGTCCTCTCCGGTGGTGAGCCACAGATCTGGATCGAACCCGACTGCCTTCAGTTGCTTCGCCGTGATGTCATAGAAGGTCGCCTCCGTGAACGCTTCCTCCTGCATGAAGAACGATTTGGAGAGCGCCGCCATGTTGTCGCGGCCACGCATCTCAACCGTGGTGGCGTCCGTGTCGGCGAGCTCCACCGCGTCGAGGCGCCCGGTCTGTAGAGGGACGTCCAGATCGTATGTGCCACCAGAGCCGGGAACCACACGCTGGATTCGGATCTCGAACGGGTGCCCCGGCTTGTGCTTCGCCAGCATCTCGAGCGCCGACTCCTGTTCTCCGAGGTGCACGGTGAACGCGCTGGGCTGATTGAACACCGAGCACTTGACGCTGTAGTCGATGCACCGACGGGTGACGTTCTCGTTCGTCAGGCTGATGACGATCTCGTCATCAATCCACCCTCGGTCGACCGTCATGGCTCACGCCGCCGCGAAGTAGTTAAGGGAGGTTCCCGCCGGGATAGAGTACGGATCCGGCAGTGCGTTCAAGTTCAGCAGGTCGGTCGCGTGCGCGGTGTCTCCGTAGATCAGAATCGACGCACCCGAGACGTCCGTATCCTTCGGTGTCACGTAGACGAGCAGTTGGCCACCGCTGTCTTGCATCTGCTGGCACGCGGACCAGAGCGCCTTGAAGTCCTCAAGCAACTGGAAGTTGAGCGGGTCATTCCAGATCGCGGCGCTCTCCACGTAGGCTTGCTCGAACAGCGCGAACAGACCCTGGAGCTTCATCGACATGAACCCAGCCCACATCTCGCCCTGATCCTTGAAGGCCAGGATCCCGTTCACCGCGTTGCGGATGGTATCGAAGATCGAATCGTGCGGAGTCGGCAGCCCGCCAGTGAATGCACCGAGCGCGGTTGCCGTCGCTGCTGTCGGTTGGCTGAGCAGCGTCTGTGCGAGCATCGTTGCGGAGTCCGAGTCCTCGCGAAAGCTGACCTCGAACGATTCGCCCGAAGTGACCTTGGTTTCCAGTTCGCGCGTCCACGAAGTTGCGTAGGCTTTGATCTCACCGATGTTCGGCAGGTACAGGCTTCCTCGGATTCCGATCTCCCAATACGACGCCAGCAGGTTCAGATCCGAGAACAGGTTGCGCCCCATGTAGTACCCACCGGCGCGCATGATTCCTTCGTCGATGCGACCGGTGATATTGATCTCATACAGCTTGCGCCCGAAGAGTTCAGGGAGCCCACCCGGCACCTTCGGGAACTCGTGCACGTGCTCGCGCTGCCCACCCGTGACGCGGATCTTCGCGTATGGGATCGTGATGCCGTCAAACGACAGACGTTTCAATCCCGAGAGGTAGGTTGCCACGGATCACACTTCTCCGTCGCGTCCGCTCGGGTCTGTAACGGCACCCTTCGCCGGGCGAATCTCGTCAGCGTTTGCCACGTTCACGGTAAGGGTCCCGCGCAGCAGTGACTGGAGGGCGCCGAGTTCCGTGCGTAGCGTCTCTATCTGTTCCTGGTCGCGATTCTTTCCGACCACGGTTCCGGCTCCGGTGCCCGGCATCCCACCCATTGGAGGGGCGCCCATGGGCCCACCGAGCCCCGTCATCCACCAGGATGGTCCGTTCGCGCCGAGTCCCTGCGATTCGCGCAGGTTGGCGTCTGACTCCGCAGAAGCCAATCGACCAGCCTTCTTCTTCTCGATCTCCCCCAGAGTCTTCATGTCCTCTTCGGAGAGACGGCCACCTTGCTCGCGTGCCCTGCGCCGCAACGTCTCGGTGGTGTTGAACTCCTGCACGTCCGTCATCACCTCTTTGGACTTCTCTTTTCCGAGCTTCCCGAGTAGCTCGTCGATGACGATCGTTCCGGTCGCGTATAGCGTAACCGCTGTTGCGGTGATGGTTACGGCGGCGCCAAGTGCGCCGATGGCTCCACCCGGTCCAACGAAGCCGCCTGGCTTTCCGGCGCCACCGCCTCCGGTGGTGACGATTCCTCCGCCGCCTCCGGGCCCTCCACCGAGACGAGACGCGCCCATGATGGCCCGTTCGATCCCCGTGCGGAAGGCGCTCTCAATACCCGCACGTGCGATCACGGCAGCGATTGCCAGCGAGATCGCGGTACCCGGATTCGCCGCAGCAAACTGCGCCAGGCGCGACAGCCCATCGGCGACCCGTAGAGCAGCCGGAGCCATCTTCTCGAGGGACGGGATCAGCTTCGTCGCTGCCGACTCGACGATCTTGTCGATCTGCGCCTGGAACCGCTTTGCCTTAGCAGCGGTCGTGTCCTCGTACTTGGTGACAGCTTCTGCGACGGCCTTGTCGGTCATCGAGTTCGCGTCCATCATGCGCTTGAGCTCGGAGTCGATGGCGGCCATTCCTTTGTCGCCGCCGCCGGCCTGCTTGTAGATGTTCGACAGACCCGTGACCGACTTCGCGCCAATGACGTTGGCGAACATCTCCTTGAGCGGCTCGGTCTTCCCGCCCGTCTTCTTGATGGCGTCACGCAGGATGGCGAACGGGTCGCGGAACATCCCGCTTGCGTCCTCGATTGCTACGTCGTTCTTGGCGAACTGAGCGCGCCGAGCCGGAGTTGATAGCGTATTCGCGAAGCCACTGATCGCACGGGTGGCAACGGCAGCAGACGTGCCGCCGCCGTACTTGCGGACCAACTGCGTCAGCGCACCGAACTGCGCGATGCGCGTTCCACGGTCGCCGCCGAACTGGCCGACGGTGCCGCCTAGATGCGCCATGTAGCGCGCGTAATCCTTGATCTCGACGGACCCGATCTTGCCTTGTGCCGACAGCGTGCGGAGTGCGCCGCTGATCGACTTCATCTTCTCTTCTGGCGATCCCATGTCGCCAAGCGCGTTCGAGAGTTCGCCGGCAGCCGTCGCCATGTCCTGGAGGCTCGCGCCCGATGCGATGCTCAGCCCGGACAACTCGCCCATCATCTGCCGCGACGTAGCCAGGTCGCCAGTGAGCTTCACGAACTGGTCTTGCGCCTCGATCACCGACTGCGAGTCGAGTGAGAATTTCTCCGCCGTGGTGCGCGCTTCGGCTTGCAGCACTCCGGCGTCGACGCGGGATCCGGCTGGTCCCTTCTCTCCCGGGATGTAGCCAGCTGTGGACAGAGCGACCGCGCTCTTCTGTAGCTCCGTCGATCGGGAAACGGCGCCCTGGATCGACGGGTCGATCCCAATGCCGCGGAGCACGTCCGACACGCCACGCCGAGCCATGGACGCCAGCGGCGCGTTAGGCATCAAGAAGCGGGTCGTTCGGTGGCTGGTACGGGTGGCGAAGCGGTCAAGCTCGCGGTAGTGGGTGCGCGCCAGCTTCTCGGATTCGCGTTGCGATGCGCGCTGTGCCTTGGCCGTCTCGCGGTCGAACTTGCTGATCTCGGAGAGTAGTTGCCGGTTGGATTGCCGCGTCTCGCGCAGCCGCTCCCGTGCTTCCGCCTGGAACGCCTTGAGACGCGCTTTCGATTCGCCCTCGACCGCCTGGGTCACCTTCCGCTCGGTGGCCTTGGCGGCCACCACAGCGCCATCGTCGAGCACCCGGCGCCGCCCGCCGCGCCCCATGGCCTGCTCAGCCCGCGCCGACGCCTGCGCCGCCCGCCGCTCGAAGTCGCGGAAGGACTTCTCTACGGAGGAGTCGAGGGCACACCCGACTCTTACGATAACCGGCGGGGCCATGGGCTACGTTCCAAGCAGTTCGCGCAGGCTGAATATGCCGCTATCGTCTGGTACCGGACGGAAAGAGAATGTGTAACCAACGGACTTGGCCGTTCGATACGACGTTGACGAAACGACCGACACGCTCATCTCCCACTCGTAGGCCCCGCAGGCGCACGTTCCGTGATCGCTTCTCACCCGCGACCCGCAGCGCACGCATCGCTTCATCCACCCACGCGGTGCCACTGGTCAGTCTCCGCGAAGTTCATCAAGCAGCGCTGCCATGAATCGGCGTGCGCGATCGTTCAGGTCCAGATTCTCGTCGGTGAGAAGTTCGAGCAATTCCTCGACGTCGTCGTCCGTAGCGTGCGGCGCCGACGGAGAGGCATCGGCGCACATCACTTCCCACTCGCAGAACAGCCGACGGATTGCGCGCGAGGTCAGTGCCTGGCGCAACGTCGCGGCCGGTGTTGGGATATGAGCGGGGTCGCGCGTCTGGTCGTTCGGGTTGCAGACGGCGGCAGCGACTACGCCGGCCATCAGCGCATCGTTGTACTCGTCGGGACGAATCTCTCCGGCGGTCGTTGCCTCCGCCTGCGCCGCTGCCTCGCGTCTCGCTACCGACTCCTCGTAGTCGGAGATCGTGCGCAGTCCGATCGCTACCGGCTCGCGCGGGCGCGCTTCCCATGACGTCGCCCAGTCCTCTGGTACGAGGCGCACCGAGCGCAAAGCAGGGCGCTTGGCGACGACTGCCTTCGACGCATTCACTTGCGTCCTCGCGTGCGCTGCGCTGGCTCACTCCTCTTTGGGCTTGAGCCAGTCGAAGGATCCGCCGCCACGGAGCCAGAGCCAGAAGTAGACTTGTCCTCCAGTAAGCTGAGCAGCAGGCGTGCCGAAAAAAGCGCGTAACTCAGTTGCATACCGGGCCGCAAGGCAAACCAGAAAAAACCTCCGCGCGGGCCCGCCAGCTCCTCGGCTGCCGCCTTTAGACCATCCTCACCCCAGTCTTCGATCTGCCCGCCGACCTCGTCCTGATACGTCTCATGCATCCGCGAGAGCGTCAGTACACCATCGCGCCCGAGCTCGGTCATGCGCTCGATTTGCTCGATCCCACCGTCGAAGAATGGCAACGGTGAATGCGGGTCCGACTCCGCATCGACGACGCCAATCAGGCACCTATAGATGGCCTTGCCGAACTCGACCACCTCGCCATCCTCGGCGGGATTCTCGATGCCGTGACTCTTTGCGTACTCGAGAGCCCGCGCCCGAATCTCCGCCTCGTCCCAGGGCGGAAGCGGCTTGAGCCCCACCGCGACGGGGCCAGGAGTGGTGCCCCCTGGCTCGCCGTCGGGATGGGGCCCGTCGAGGAGAGATTGACCGCGCACCCCCGCGAGCGGGAGTGGAACGATCTTAGTTTGCAGGTATCCACGTACCAGCTGAGAAGCTTTGCTCATGTTGTCCCCCGACACTCACTAGCCCGTGCGGGTCGCCTTACCGCATCGGAAGCGGTACTTGCCAGTCATCGTTCCCTTGACGTGATCCCACGTGACAGGTGCTTCCATCACGACGCAGTTGGGCATCGTGATCACCTGCGTATTCGGCGCAGCGACCGTGAGCGTTCCGCGGTCGTGCACCTTCAGCACGATGCCAGTCCCGAGGTACGGGATCGCGTAGTCGATCGACACCTCGTTGATCTCGGCGCCGTCGGTGACGTCCTGGAAACCGTCCTCGGTGATGACGTCCTCGCCACCGCTCGTGCTTGGAGTCCACTCGCCGTTCGTGGCGTAGGACATGCGCTTCCCGTTCCAGAACGTGGAGGCCGCGCGAAACTTGCTCGCCATGATGGATCAATCCCTTCCGGGCACGCGGCCCGCGGTAGAGGATCGGCGCCCGCGCCTCAGCGAAGCGGAGGGGGACAGCCGCGGCGAAGCGCGGGCGCCGAAAGGTTGGTCAGCCGGCGATCTGCCGAACCGACGTGAAGATCTGGTGCTGGTGCGGACACACCACGCACGGCACGATCGTCTCGAGCCTGTCGGCGTCGTCGTTGTACTCCGTGATCGGAGGGTTCAACGCGACGTCCTTCAGCCAGCCAGCGCGTTCCTTCTCTTCGAGGTATGCGTTGACGGTGCCGTTCCAGATCTTCGGCGTGCTGCGTCCGCTGATCTGCGGCATCCCATCTGGCAGGTCTGGTCCGACTCCTGTGTTGTTCTCGGCCTCGGTCGTGGCCAGTGCCTCGACGTCATCGCGGACGCGCTGCGACACCGTGACCCACGCCGTATCCAGGCAACGCCAGTCGGGGTCGGTACCGTTGAGCGAGTGGCTGGTGACGCTCCGGACGATGCAGGTGGTCCCGCCGAAGTCGTGCAACGGCGAGCAGCCGGCGTCCAGGAGAGCGACCATCTCGGCGTGCGTCCACTCGTCAGATGCGGCCGCGGAAACGGTAGTCCAGAGCTTGCTGCCCTGGTCGTTCCACTTGCCGTCGAATCGCTCGTGCGGATTCTGCGCCTCGTACACGGCGCGATTGGCCGCCACCTTGGCCGCGATCTGGCACGGGTGCTTGCGAGAGTTCCGGCGCGGGTACATGGCACAGAGGAAGGCGTTGAGCGTCGTCTGAGCGAGCGAGATTGCCGCGGCGCTGGTGCCGTTGTGGCCGAAGATGATCTGCTCCAGGTGGTCGAGCAGCGGCGCCGATTCGGAGTCAGCGTGCGCCTCCCACCGGGCAGCGTTGACGGCGTCGTTCTGCGCCGCAGCGATGCGCCGGTACTCCGTAGCCTCGAGCAGATTGATGACGTTCGAGCAGTCGTCGGAACCGGTTCCGCCGGTGAAGTGCACGTATCCGGCAGTCGTCTCGACTCCGTCCGAATACTCGGTGCCGATCTGGAAGTGGCCGTTCGCGTCGGCCTGCGCCTCGATGTCGATTCGGTTCACCGTGGCGAACGAACCGACCGTGGTGAGCAGAATGCCACCGGCGGTGCCGGTGATGACAAGAACCTCAACCAGCGGAGCTCCGGCGAGAGTCGTGCCGGTCACCGTGATCTCGGAGAGATTGACGTAGCTGCCAACCGAAGCAGCAACGGTCACCGTCACGCGACGAGCAGGGGGGCACAGCGCGTCTCCGCCGACCACCAGAGCGCCGGTGAGTGGACCGGTTGCGCCGCCGTGATCGCCATAGTGCGTGGCTCCGGCCGTCGTGGCGAAGGACAGCATGACCGAGTCGACGTCCTCGGCGAACCCGAACGTCCACGCAGAGCCGGCGGGCGCAGCGGTCGTGTCCGCCTTGGCGAGCCAGTCGTTTCCGCGAAGGCCAGCGTTGGCGCAGGTAAGCGTCACGTCGTAGTCCGGAGCACCGCCCACCGTGGCGACGCAGAAGAGCGTCGACTTCGCATTCACCGCAGTCGCGGCGGCGTTCATGGTGGTCTGCTTCGACGTCACATCGCAGACGAATGACACCGTCTCGTCGCCGACGTAGAGCGTGACGCTTCCGGTGCCGGAGCCGACCGTCTCATAGTGCAGGACGAGCGTTGCGGCGACACCGCCTGCCGCCTCGAGCACGGGAGCGAGGATGACCGCGGCGCCGGACGCGAGCGCCTCGCGTGCCTGCTGTGCGATCTCCGAGCGGGCGCCGACCAGCGTGGCAACCTCGGACTCGGAGTAGACGGGGAGGACGTCGATATCGGCGGTCATGCTGCCGGCAGCGACCTTGTTGCCGGTGCAGCAGACGAACCAGGGACGCGAGCCAGACGAGGCTCCCTGTCCGTACAAGTTCTGACTCGGCGCCATGGGCACCTTGTCAGTCGCGCCGATTCCGGGAAGAGATAACAGTGCCATCGTTGCTCCTTACAGGTGGGTCAGGTCCATCGCGGCTCGACCGCGCACTTGCTCCGAGCACGGGCGTTTGCACGCGCGCGTTCGTAGTCGTTGTTCGCGTCCAGAAGAGTCCCCTCAGCAATCTGGCGCTTGTAGAAACTCGTCTCCGGGATCTCGAATGGCTCTCGGACGAAGGCCCACTCGATGTCCGTCCGCTCCGTCTGCTGGCGCAGTTCGGCGAGTCGAGCGGCAGGCCGCGTCACCTCTCCGGCAACGCGCGCGGCTCCGACGTTGCCGCGGAAGGTCACCTTCGGCTTGCGTTTGTCGTAGTAGCGCGGATCGAATGGATCGACTGGACAGGCGCCGCACGGACGCCCGAGATGGTCCAGAGCGCTGAACGGATTCGTCGCGACGAGCATGAACCCGGGACGCGCAACGCGCTTGGCGACTGGCGCACTTGGCGCCGGCTCGGCAACGGGCTCCGGCTTCGGTGCCTCCTCGGTACTGAACTCCGGCTCCGTGAACTCGACGCGGTACTCCGCATCCGCGCTCTCGGCGCGATCTCTCTTCGACATTGGTTGTCCCCTTTCAGGTCGACGTGATCTCGTGCACCACGCCGGCCGAGTCCTTGAAGCAAAGTCCCGATTGTGTGGTCGAGTAGTAGAGAGCCACGCTCAGCGCGGCGGGTGTCGGCACCGCTGAATCGGCGAGCGACGGCAGCGTCACCGCCGTCGAGAAGTACGCTTTCGAGAACAGCGAATAGACGATGTCGCGCATCATCTGGATCGTGATGGCGTGCCGCCCAGCAGTGAGCGGCATGAACGCCAGCGCGGCGGACTGCGTGCGGATCTGGTCAGCCATCAGGCGAACGCCTCATCAAATGCCGCCGGGAAGATTGCCGGCGACTCGTCTACGTACTGCGTGAACCCATCGAGCCCATCGACAGAACGCTGGATCACACCTATCGAAAGCGAGCCAGTCGGGACGTCACCCGGGACGAAGTCCTCGCGGCACTTGAGCGAGATATAGATCCCGCTGTACTCGACCTTGCGGCCCGCGATCTCAACCATCATGTCGGCCGAGCGCACCGAGCCGTCCATGTCGATCGATACGAAACTCCCGTGGGTGATCAGGCTCGACCCGTAGGTGGCCGCGAACGGGTCCGTATCTCCGGAGACGACCCAGGACGGGTGCCTGCCGTTGAGCGGCCCGAACGCCTTGTGGAGCGCCCGCGAGAGCCCGACCGCAATGCTTCGCCGGCTCGACTCGTTCAGGATCGGAGTCGGCGGGAACACCCAGAGTAGCTCGATGTTCGATTCGTCTCCCCAATGCTCGTCCTGGAAATACTGCGGCTTGAGATCGCCACGCCAGGCGAACAGCGCAGGCAGGTCGTTGTCGGAGAAATCCTCTTGCTGCGGATTGTGGTTGCGGGTGCGGCGGACGATCGGCTCGTTCGGGCAGAGCGCCAGCCATGCCTCCTCGCACTCGTACTCGATCACTGCCTTGCAGAAGGCGAGGACATGAGCACGTGCCGGGTCTGCGAGAGACTCGAGTTCAGGATCCGAGATGGCCGTCAGTGGCAGCGACGTTGCGCCGTATGAATCGGTCATTGAACGGAGTGCTCAGTGCCAGACGTTGACGATCCGCGCGACGCCCTGCTCCGCCGCCTTGAGCGCCGCTTGCTCGGCCTTCCACCAGGTGGTCATCCGGTCGCCCATGAAGCGCCGCGCGTAGCTGCCCGGATGGTTGACGTGCGGGCCGATGAATAGAACGCTCTTGAGCGCCCACCAGAATATAAGATTCGGCACCCGACGCGCATCGATGGGGTGCGGCTTCGTGCCCTCTTCCAGGAAGAGGGCCCACGGAGTCGTCGCCCGGTAGTCGCCCCATGCGGTGCGCCCGATCCAGGTCGATGGCGTCGCTACGATGCTGCGCCGCGTGGCCCCTGTGCGGTCCTTGAACCAGCTCTGGGGCTTGCCCTTGGCCTCTGCCGCGCCTGCCTCAGAACCCGCGTCTGCCGCCACCTGGCACAGGTTCACGAGCAGCGCCTGGGTCTGCCCGGCGAGTTCGCGGAACCCGGTCAGGTCGACCGTGACGTGCGGCACGAGCATGGTGAACCGTTCAGAAGTCCCCGAAGCCGTCCTGGTGGAACGTGTGCGGACGAGTCGTTGAATCAGGATCCGGATAGACGGTCCCACCGACGTTCGCTGGCGGGTTCGGCGTGAGCTCCGTGTCGAGTTGCGTGAACGACTCACGCAGCATCTTCAGGTCCTTGTCGGCCTGCTTCATCAGCGCTTCCCAATCGAGCGTCTGGACGACCTCGGGGAATCGCTGCGTGGCCATCGCCACCGCAACGTCGAGCGTGAGTCGTACCACCTCATGCGCGGCGTCAGCAGTTGCGGCCGCCTGCACCGCGTTCAGATCGGTGATCCCGACGAGATAGCTGGCCACCTTGCTCGACGCATCTCGCCGAAGTTGCGTCACCGCGTCGACGTCGGCAGTACCAACCAGGCTGTCGTCATAGATGCGCCGCAGACGGTCTGGTGAGATCCGGCGCGAGAGTTGCACCTGAGTGATGAACTCCCACGCCATGGCTCACCCGTGAATGCGTCAGACGGCTTCGACTACCGACGCGCCTAGTGAGCGCGCGTCTTCCTCGGTCAGGTTCAGGACCGTCCCGGCGACATGGAACACGCCGGGCACGTACTTCCCGTCCGCGCCGACACCGCCACCGTGCTTGACCTTGCCGGGACCGGCGACTCGATACCGTCCAGCCTTGCGCGCTGAAATAGCAGTCGGTGGAGGAGGAGGAGTGCCGAGTACGACTGCGTCTCCGTATCCCGCCGCCTCTTCCTCCGTGAGCTCGACCAGTTCGCCAGCTGGGATGAGAACGCGCATCGGTGCGCGCCCGTTGGCCGAGATGCTGCGCGAGATCGAGCCAGGTCCCCTGACGTAGTAGATCTCTGGTCCTGTCTTGGTTGCGGGCGCCGACTGTTGGCCGGCGTCCGGTTGTTTGGTGCTCGTGGCGGAGGACCCTCGGAGGTCCCCCTTACTGCTCTGCTCCGCCATGGTTCAGCCTCAGATCGGGGTGGTGTAGAGGAATCCGCAGGCGTTGCTGACCACCACGCTGGCATCAGCGAACGCGACCTTGCTGTGGAACGCGCCCCATCCGCCTTCGGCAGCCTCGAACCATTCCATCTCGCTCTTCGGCTCTTCGAGCGTGATCCCGAACGTCGCGACCTTGACGGCTGGCATCCGAGGAACTCGCACGACGCCGAAGACGTCCGGCCAGATTCTGGCGTAGACGGCTGCCACGCCGGGGAGCGCGGTGTTACGCCGCGCAGCGCCCACGAGCAGTTCGTCGAGCTCGAGGTAGTCGGCCAGTTGCCGGCGCCCGAGCACGTCGCGACCCGTGTACTTGAAGTGGTCGAGGATGACCGGATTCCGGCGCAACACGTTGTAGACGGCGAGCGAGCAGAAGCCGACCGTCAGCGACGGAGAACTGCCACCGAACAGAGCCGCCTTGGCGGTATCGATGTCGCCACCGGGATCGCCACCAGCCGCGGTGCTCCACCGATCCAGTGCCGCGATCGGAGCGGTGTTGGCGCCGTAGCTGCCAGCCACGCCAGCGATGGCCGCGATCCGGACCTCTTGGTTCAGCAAGAGCCCGTCCAGCACGGTGAGCAGCGGGGTGACCATCTGTGCCACCGGCGCGTCCATGGCCGCCTTGACCCTCACGTCGAGGCGCTCCTGCAACGCGCGCGGGAGCAGCGTTACGCTGGTTGGAGTCAGCCCCTCGGTCACCTCGTTGACGGTGCCACCGGTGGCGATCGAGTCATCGGGAGCCGTGAAGGCGTTCGCCTGGTCGTGGGTCCAGTACGACGCGGATCCGGTGCCGAGCGGAACGGGAACCACCGGCATGATGCGCGTGCCAATGTACTCGTCATTCGCGTACATCTGCGAGAAGTTCTGGAGCACCGGCGTCGTCTGCACGTCGCCGACGGTCAACTCACGAGCGATCAGTTCCATCGCCGTCTCGGGCGTGACCTGAAGCCCACCAGTGGCGCGCCGAATCCGGAAGCGGATCCGCTCGTTCATCGCCTCGACGTCCTTGGCGACCGCCTCGTTCGGTGGATTGGTCAGCGTCCGGATCAGCTCGTTGAGCTGCTTCTCGGAGGCGATGCCCTTATCGCTACGGGCGACGTGTTCGTGGATGTTGGTAGACATCTTGTCTGGTTCCTTCGTGAGGGGTAGTTGGTTGGCCGCGGGTTACGCAGCGGTGACGGTCGGTCCGCCAGAACCGAGGTTGACCTCGACGAGCTCGCCAGCCGCGGTGGCGGTCTGGAGCACTTGGCCGATCACGTTGCAGAGGACGGCGCCGCCGATCACGACGTCGACCGCACCAGCCGCACCCGGGCAGCAGTATCCACCGGCGGTGAGGCCAGCGGCAGTCGAGCGGACGAGGCACGCGCAGGGCGAGCCGAGCAGCACCACCTCGACCTGGCCGAGCGCGGCGACGGGCCACGTTCCGGCGGGCGCACCATAGGCGATGCCGATGATCGACTGATCGTCGGTCGCGGCCTCGACGACGTCGGTGCCGGAGAACACGACGGACATGCCCTGGCGGACGGTGTTGGCCGCGAGAACGCGGTACGTGCGGAGGAAAGAGCTCGGGATGCCGGCCCCATTGGGAAGTGCCATTGCGTTTTTCTCCTAGTGAGAGATTGGTTGGGGCCTTCAGGCCGTCTTGGAGTCGATGTGCTTCTGCGTTTCGTCGCCCAGGATTCCGGGCTCCGAGTGCATGGCGGGAGGAGTGATGTCGGCGGGAAGCTTCGGACTCGCCGTCTTGAGGTCGGCGCGCTTCGCCATGCGGGCAGAGAATGCGGCCTTGCCGAGACGCTTGCGGTCCTCGCGCATGTCGTCGAGTTCGGCGGCGTGGAACTTCACTCCCACGAGCCCGGACACCTCGAGTTCGACGAGGTCCGACTCGATGGAGTCTCGCTCGGTGCGCAGCGCGTCTCGCTCGGTCGTCAGGGTCGCGTTGCTCTCGGTGAGAGTCACGATCTCGGCGGTCTTCGTGGCGAGTTCGGCGCGGGCAGTCTCGAGCCCAGCGGTGAGCTCGGCAGCCTTCGTTTCCGCGGCCTGCGCCAGTTCGGTTGCAGCGGCGGTATCAGCCGCGGCCTTGACGTTGACGGCCTCGAGCTCGGCGAGCTTGGCCCTGAACTGCTCTTCATTCATGGTGATCTCCTGGCCGTCCGGGGCCGGTTGGGTGTGTTCGCCGCAACGACGCTCGAGATAGGCGCGCCGCGCTTCACGGCTCTCCAGCGAGTTCGCCACCGCGTTTGCGTTCGCCGGCAACGGCGTGATCGAGAACTCGAAAAGCTCGTTGTCCGAAAGGACGTGATGCTCGGTTTCGCCGCGCTTCTCCTTGCGCACGTCGTGCGGGTAGAAGCCGACGGAGCCGCCCTTCATGTAGCCGGAGGCCACCATCCGAAACACCTTGTCGGCGAACGGGTTGAGCTCAGCCGGCGCGAACTCGACGGTACCGACGAGCCTCTTGCCCTCGGCCTTGTTGCCCTCGACTCGGATCTTGCCGACGATGCGACCAATCGGCAGCGTCTCCTCCTGCGATAGAGATCCGCCGCCGAACATGCCGCCACCCGTGGGGCGATTGTGCGAGAAGAGGACGACCGGGTTTCGCTTGAACCGGTCGAGCCGCCACTTCTGCTCCACGATCTCCCCGTAGGAATCGACGGAGTCGTCAGACAGCGTGTACTCGACGGTCCGCTTCTCCTCGTCCACAGAAAGGACAGAGATGTCCGACCACGCGAGATCGCGCGTCATGTCGCTTTCGGTCATGAGTTCACCAGTCCCCGCGCTAGGCGGTTTATTCGTCAGCGTCGCTGCCGACAGGCTGTGCGCCTGGTGTGCGGCAGAATCCGGTCAACCTCGCCGTCACCGGGCGCACGCTCGCGACCGACGATTTGTCGTCGTAACTGGCGGCAATCGGACCATACCCACGATCGTCCACGCCAAACAGTCCGTTCAAGAACCCCAGCGGCCCCACGTGCTTGATGCCATCACGAGTGCCGGACTGGATCGTCTGGTGATCGGCCACCGCGTCGTTGCACTTCGTGCGCGTCTCGACGAAGTTGTGCGCCCACTCCGGATCCAGACGGAAGGACTCGTTCAACAGCTCGATCACTTCGTCCACCGAAACGTTTTCCTTCATCTCGTCACCCCTGCCCGCGCGAGGCGGTCCGTGTATCCGGGGCGTGAGAAGCGCTTGTCGCGCTCCCACTCACGCCGCGTCGTCTTGCTCGTCGTCGTCTTCCGATTCGTCGGTGTCGGTGTCTCCACCTCCGGACGGATCGGTGCCTGCGGTTGCCCGCTCTTGGCAGATCGGTTCTCCATCTTTCGGTTCCGGCGCCCCGAGTTCGTTGCGGACCCACGCCTGGGGGATATCGACGAACGGAGCGATCTTCTGGATCACGTCGGCCAGCGTCGTCATGTCGACGCCGTCCTCGGTGTAGAAGACGAAGTGCCCGCGGCGGACTCCCTCGCCCCAGTTGAACTGATAGAACGGAGTGATCATGTATTGGTCGAGAGCCGCAGCCACATCGACAGCGTCGTCCTCGCGAACGTCACGGCGGATCGCATCGTGCACCTGACCGAGTGAGCGAGCGCCCCGACTGCCGGCCTCGGTCGTCAGCGTCTGGCCGAGGACTGCCTTGCTGATCTCCTGCCCGAAGAACTCGCACAGTTCGCGGTGGACTCCCTGCGTCCCGGAACCGGTCGCCTTGGGCCACTCAACTTTCATCTCGACGGTGTTTGGCAGCAGTGCTGAACCCGTCGCCGTGAGATTCGCGAGCGCCTCTTCAGCCGCCGTCCGGCTCTCGCTCTCGATCTCCTTCGCGTAGCTGGCGATCCTCCACGGACGCCAACTCATCTCACCGCAGGCGAGCCAGTCACGTACACCCCAGTTGCGGAAGACCGCATCCCACGTGATGACACACGCCAGGCCCTCGCGCGCCGGTACGTCGCCATTCACGCGCGGGCGTCGAACGATGAAGTTGCCGGGTCCGTACTCCTCGAGCAGGTCAACGCCGCTCGTCTCCGGGTCCTTGCCGTACTCGACGAATACTAGTTTCCCGTCGCTGCGCTTGAAGCCGAATCGTCGGCAACTGATTGGCTTCGTGTAGAGCGGAACCTCGAGCCCGAGCGAGTCGCGCTCGGTCGATACTCCCCACACGATCTCCGCCCAGGCGCCCGTCGGGAATAGGCATCCCTCTCCGGTCAAGTGAGCGAGCAGGACGTGGAATCCAGAGCTCGCGCGGACAGCCGCTTCGCACTGTGCGGCGCAGCGCTTCTCGGTTTCGTCAGCTTCCGGCGGAGGCTCGATGCCCCACTTGAGCCCGGCTACCGCGAGTTCGCGAACGCCGAGTGTGGCCTGTAGGTGGCCGTCCTTCTGGCGGCATTCGTGAACGAGATCGACGAGCCGCGCTGGCCTACCGGTGTCCGCCTCCCGCAGGATCGACGACACCTCCGATGGGCCGATGCCACCGCCGATGCGACTGAACTGCGACCAGAGCGGGATCTCGGGGAGCAGCGTCTTGCTCAGCACGCGCGCGTATGCGGAGATTGCGCGGTACGCCTGTCCGGCAATGCTCGCAATCTTGCTCACGGGCTTGGCGGCAGACGCCCCCTTCGTTTCCTCCGCCATGTTGTGGCCAGTCTTCCTGGACCGCGATCAGTCGTAGACGATGACGCCGACGGCAGTGGTATCCGCATAGATGCGGTAGGGGCTCGCTGGCGAAACGTCGTGCGCCACGAGCGTCAGGCTGTTGGTAGTGCCGTCCTCGTACCCGACTTTCACGATCCCATCGGCGAACGCCTCGAAGGGCATCCGCTGCGTCATTCCGTTACGCTTGCGAGCAGCGACGCCGCTGAAGCCGAAGGTGAACTCACCGATGTTCTGGAGCTGGATCGGAACGTGAATCGACGTCAGCGTGTCGAGCGGAGTGGCACCGATCAGCGTCTCGCCTCCGCCTGCCTGGGTGAGCGTGATCGACACCGTCGCCGCCAGTCCGCCGCGCGTTCCCGTGAACACGATCGGGTCCGTCGTGTTGTACGTCGCCGCGTCAGCAGTCGTGGTCACCGTCGGAAAGCGCGGTACCAGCATTTTGAGATCGGTGACGGGCCCCGGGTTCGCCAGAGCGCCGTTCAGATCTGCGGCCGAGTAGGTGTGCGCCGCTGCTGGGTCGGTCGCGATCAGCGTCTTGAAGGCGTCCGCGTCAGCGAGCGACGCCGCCGTCAGGAAGGTGGTCGAGCGCTGAGACGCCAGCGCAGTAGAGTGCCCTTGCATCGGTCAGCCTCGGGTGGTGAGTAGGTGCGGCGGGCGCTCCGGAAAGGAGAAAACGGAGCGCCCGTGCCGCTGGTTAGGCTCAGGCCGGGAGCAGGGTGATCACGATGAAGCCGTCGGTCGTGTCGTCGGTGCGCCGGAGATAGATGTCCGACGCAGCCACGAGATCCGCGGGAAGCGTCGTGACGCCCCAGGGAATGACGCCAGCGACAGCGACCGAGATCGCATTGGACAGCAAGTTTCCGCCACCCGCTGCCGCATCGCGAAGAATCCAGGTGTCGCCCGCGCCGACCGTGGTGACGATCGCCTTGACGTCCACGATCCGGCACGCCAGTGGAACGCTCGTGGTGATGATGACGTCATCCGCGGCGCCAGTGATGCCTGCCGTAACCGGCGCATAGATGACGAGAGGGACGCTGGACAGACCAACTCCGCCGACGAGAGCAACCTCTCCGTCCAGGTGGGTCGCCTGAACGCTGCCCACCGCAAGCCCGGTGCCGGTCGCGTGGATCAGCCAGCGCCCCGTTGCCGGAGCGTCCGTGGGCACGATCACGCTGGGGCCGGCTCCCGCCGCAGACGCTGAGTCGTAGACCCATAGCATCTGCGTATCCATCTTCATGACCTTCATTCCGTGCGCGCGCTCTGCCGGGCCGATGGCCTGGACGGCTGCCGTAGTGGCGCATTCGCCTCCGTCACGGAGCGAGACTTCGCGGGCGGTTCTGTCACCGTGTCTGATGGCACCAGTGCTCATGGTCGTTACCTTCTCTTGTTAGCCGCGCCGGGCGCGGGACAGGTGTTGCATGTCACGGAGTCAGCCGGACCTGGTGAGTTATTGGATCGGCGTGACGGCGGCACCGTAGCTGCGCGCCTCGTCGGCCGTGAGATTGAGAACGGCACCAGCGGGCACCAGGACCCGCTGCCGATTGACCGTGCGGGAGATCGAACCGGGGCCGACCACGCGATAGGCGCCGGCACCAACAGAGAGCGGTGGCTCTTGTATCGTAGTCGGCGCGGGTGGCGTACTGACAGGCGCAACGTGACGTGGCAGACTGCTCTGCGGCATCGAGCTGAACATGCCCAGCCCGCCGCCCATGAACCGCGGCGTCATGGCACCGGCGCCCCACCGCGACTGCATCGCCTTGTTGGCGGAGAGTCGGCGGTTGACGTCGATCGATGGGGTGATGTCGATCTGCCCCTGTTCCAGATCCCAGAGTGCCAGGATCAGCGCTCTTGCCACGTCTCCGTGGCGCCCACCCTTGCGAGGGCTCACGAATGAAACGCCGCCACCGGGCAGCGGCTCGGCTATGATCTCCCGGAGTTGGTCGGCGACGAGTTGGTACTCGCGCGGAATCGATACGACACCGGAATGAAGCGCCTCGCGCGCGACGGTGAACGTCTCTTCGTTGCCAGTGTTTCCACCGGGCGCGGGCTCGAGATTGATCGAGTGCTCTGCCGCATGTTCCCGCGCCGGCTCGATTGCGTGATGGTCAACGCGCGCCGTCTTGACTCGGTGCCGGCCCATTGCCTCGGCGAAGTCTGCCACTACTTGCGAGAGCCTCAGTGGCGAGCCCTTTGCCGGGCGCCGCTCCACGATCTCCGCAACCGTGATCTTTCCGTCCACCTCGTGCACAATGACGAGCGCCGCAGAGTCGCGGACTAGCCCCAGGTCGCCACCGCACCCGACGCGAATCGCTGCCAAGTTTGGGCGAGCGACAATTGGAGCGATGTCCTTGACGGATCTCGAGATCAGCTCGCTCGAGAAGTAGAAGCCGCCACCGACCGAGATGAACTCCGCGCCGTACTCGCGCCTGGCGTTCTCGCCATCGACCGCCGTTGCAACGCGGACCTGCGCCTCGATCGTCTCGTACTCGGGGCCGCCCTCGCGCATCAGCAGCGTCGGGGCATGGGCGACCAGCGCCGTACTCGGATTTCCGAAGTTCTCTGACCAGAACTTGAACAGCAATCCCGCCTCGACATACGGCGTCGAAGCGACGATTACGAGCCCGCCAGGCAGCACGCGCGCATTGACGGAATCGAAGACCTCCTGGTCGTTGACGACTCCGCTCGCTGCGTCACGAAAGAACGCGGCCTCATCGAGCACCGCTGAGACATAGGTTCGGCCTCGGGTTGCCGAGCCACCTCGAGATGCGGCGCGAACCGCGAACTCCACCAGATGCCCGTCGGGGCGCCGCAGTTGAATCGACTCGGAGGGGTCGCCAACAATCAGCGACTTGATGCCGGGATGCTCGCACCGACCGGCAACGAAGTTCCTGACTTGCTTCGCCGTGTCCTTGTCCGGGGCCACGACTACCGCGAATGCCACCTCCCCGGGTGCCACCGACGATAGGTCCGCCGTGAGCATTCGCCACAGGGAGTAGAGCGCCGACAGGATCGCGCTCTTGCCACCGCGGGCGCCGCACACCGCAGCGAGTACCCGCCGCGCGGAATCCGGGATCTGGTCTACCGGCCCAAATAGCCGGCGGGCCATCGCCAGGTGCTCGTCGTCCAGCTCTACCGGGTCGAACCCATCGAACGCAACCAGCGCGATCGTCCGCTGGGCAACCGTGAGCTCCACGCCCACGGGCCCCTCGGCCCACTCGACGAAAGACTTGCGGTATCTGATCCAGTCGATGTCACTCGGCGGCTGCACGCCGGACGCCGCGGATAGGGACGACGGATCCGCCGCCAGCTTCTGGAGCCGACGGACCTTGCCGATCAGTTCCAGACTGCTCCCCATGACTCTCGACCTTCGGCTGCACTACCGGGGCAGCAGCCGGCATCACCTGCTTGGTGATCCCAAGCTCGCCCACGATCTTCAGCGCCCCGGCCACCTCGTAGATCCGCTTGTCCGGAATGGCGCCGCCCTTGCACTCTGCGACCGCCTGCTCAATCAGCGTCTCCAGAGCACCCAGAATCTTGCGCGCTACCCGCTTGGCGTCCTCTGCCCAGTCAGCCTCAATGGCCGCGGACTTTCTCTGGACGTCTTCGGCCATCTCCGGGCTGGTCTTCGACTCGACGATCCAGCGCCGCAGTGTCCTGTCGCTGACCCCTCGTGACCGAGCTACATCCAGCGAGTTTCCGGCCAGTGCCTCGGCAACGGCAGCAGCGCGGAACTGTGGTCCGTGCTCCTTGCGTGTCCGCTTCTTGCCCCTGGCCATCGTGCGCTTCCTTGACTCCCCGTCCGTCCGGCCGCATGATTGCCAGCGTGAACTGCGATGGACCGCCTTACCGCCTCCCGCCTGGCCCGCGAGCTCGATGCTCTTGGCCGCCCCTCCGACGCTGACCGCGTCCGGTGGGCTGCGTCGTGTGCGACGTGCGCCGCGGTATCTGCTGAGTCCGCCCTCTCGTCCCCGGCTCTGACCGGAGACGACGATCTCGACCCTGCCCCGTCCTGCCTATTGGAGGCCGCGTTGCAGGACGCCGAACTGGCCGGCGACATCGAGTCCGTACTCGCCATCGAGCGGCTGTTGGCCGGGGTGGCGGGGACTGGAGCTGGATCGCGGTTGGTGGCGTAGCGGGTGACCGGGAGCGGTGTGCCGGATACGCTCCGGTTGGCGCCTCGGCGTCTGGAGCGCCCTTCCGGAGCTACGCGCGCGGACGCAATGGGAGGCACCCCTATGGGTATGGGCCAGACCCATGGCACTAGAGGGCACGGGACGGCAATGAAACAGGGTAGCTGACACCCGCTACGGAGCATCATTTCTGCCCATCGGACAAAATCGACATGGGCCGCACCCGTACTTCGGATTTTGCCCGGATCTCGCACACCTCAACGGCCAAACCAGCGACCTTCTCCGCCACATCGGCGACGAGTCTGGCTACCCGTCGATCCCCATGCTCCCTGGCCTCTCGCTCGGCGGCGACCAGCGGCAGGCAGACGGCAACGGACCTCTCGTCGATGCGCTTGTCCACGTCTCGCAGGTGCTCCCGGACCCGGCGCTCGATCGCGTCGAGGCCGACGTCCCCGAAGAGTTGCGGCAGGTAACGCCGGAGCTCCGTCTCGGTCAGTCGCCACTCGCGACCGTACCGGACTCCGATCTCGTCCCTCGGGTATCGGCGGACCACCGCCAGCAACATCTTTCGGAGTCGCTTCCCGTATCGATCCATCCCCAGCCGGACCGAGTGCTCGGTGACGGTGAGGAGTTCGTTCACTCTGCCGACTCCTGGGCGGCCATGTACTCCGCCACCTCGTCCGGGTGCTCTAGCGCCCACCTGACGCCGGCTATGATGCGGTCGAGCTCTTGGTCGCGTGGAGCGCGGAACCTCCCCCTGGTCGGCCCCACGATGCCCGGCGGTGCCTTCCTCGGAGTCGCTGAGTCACGCCAGACCCGGAGCGCGGCCGCCGCCAGGTCCAGGGCATCCCTCCGCGTCTCCTCGATCTGCCGGGTCAGATTGACGGTGGGCGCCTTCTGCTGCCGGTCAGCGAGGTCTGCCCAGATGGCGGCCGGCGGTAGGTCGTCGTGCCCGTGCTGGGCCAGCAGACGCCGTCCTGGCTCCGTCAGTTCCCAGAGTGCCAGCGCGCCTCCCGACTGCGGGGCGTGGTACCGGCACAGCGCATCGGCGAGCAGTGGGTCAACGGCGCGGACCACCGCCAGCCTGCCAGCAATGCGGCCCATTCGCTCCGTTGCCGCATCTCCCGGATCGACTCCGCCGGCTCGGTTGACCGAGTTACCCGTCGGCTGCGCGTCGAGTCCGCCATCGTCTGGATGCTCCGGATCCTCAGTCCATCCCAGCGGCGCAGCGTCGACCTTCTCGCGCGGTCGCCACCCGATGCCCTGGCACACCTGGCAGAACACCTCGCCCACCGTGCTTTTGCAGCCGGCGGCGACGGATGCACGCTCGGCGCGGATCATCCGTTCGAGTGATGTTGCTGCTCCCTGATTCTCCTCCGCTGCCTCTCGGTGGATCTCATGCGCGTTCGCTCGGCGGTACCGCTCTCCTCGACGAAATCACCGCCGTCTCGGAGAGCTCGGTACTCATTCAGGTGCTTCCGCTCTCCCTTCGGAATCTTCACCTCACGCAGTATCGCGATCCCCCATCCGCGTTCGGCGTTCACCCGCGCCAGTTCTGCGGTGTGCATCGACGCATTGGCTGTCGCCACTACCCCGACGCCGCCGCAGACGTCGCAACGCCGCGACTGACCGGCACGCCACAGCATGTCGAGCATGGGCCCAAGACTAGATCGCGCCAGTCCCTCGAGCCCACCGTGTGACAAGTACAGGCGCAGGGCGCCGAGTTCGTCAGGGTCGTCGCGTTTCGTCATCGGGTAGTGTATCCAACCTAGCCATCAGTTACCGCCTAACGCCACTCACTCCGCCGCCCTCCTCGCAACCACGCTCGGGTCCGACGCCGCGAACTCCGCCAGCAACTCCGCCGCCTCCGCGTAGCTCCTCCTCGCCCCCATCCGCTGCCCATCGAACCGGATCGCGATCCACGACGGGAACTGCTGCGACGTGTAGACGATCGTCCCTCCCGCCACGTGATACTCAGACCGCGTCGGCTCGGGCGCAGAGTGGCGAGCGGCTGGCTTGCGGTAGCGGATGCGGGGAGGGCGGAAGGTCATGGGGTACCGATTTGGCAAGCGGCGTACACTCCCAACATCAGCAGAAGCACCGCGTTCAGGATGGCTCTCGTTCTCCAGCGGGCAACGTCTCGCTTCGCCTTGGCGAGTTCAATCGACTGGTCTTTGACCTCTCTACGAATGCAGTTCCACGCCCTGTCGAATGCGTCGGTTTCGTTGCTCATGGTCGTTCTCCTCTCGGTGCCCCGCAGTTCGCGCACCGCTTGCCTTCGCCGACGTGTCCGCAGAATGGGCACTTCGTCGTAGCTGGCGGCGGAGGCGGAGGGTTCAGCCATGGGCGCGGAGGCCGGTGCTGTAGTGGCGGTCGCTGTCCCATCTCTACCCCTTCACACAAATGATCTGCTTCAGCTCCGCCACCACTTCGACAATGTCCTTCTGCGCCGCCATCACGGCACCGATCTCCTTGTACGCTCCCGGTGTCTCGTCCAGAATGCTGGAGTCCATCCGGCACTCGACGCCAGCCACAGCCGCCGCGTGGTCCTCGACCGTGAACGTCTTCGCGGCCTGCGTCCGCGACATGCGACGACCGGCTCCGTGCGAGGCCGAGCAGAATGAATCCGCGTTTCCGAGTCCGCGCACGATGAACGACCGCGATCCCATTGACCCCGGAATTATGCCGACGTCTCCCGCCCGTGCTCGGATCGCACCCTTGCGTGTCACCAGTACGTCGCGGCCGAAGTGATGCTCGCGCGCGATGTAGTTGTGGTGGCAGTCGATCGTCTCACCACTGCGGATCCCTCGCCCGACGATCCGCTCCAGCGTTCCCAGCGCAGCGTCCATCATCAGCCGTCGATTCGTCAGCGCGTACTGCTGCGCCCATCGCACCGCTTGCAGGTACTCGTCGAAGGACGGCGTGCCCTCGGGGAAGTAAGCCAGGTTCGGATCCGGAAGGTCAACGAACCAGCGGGCGCATTCCTCTTTGGCCAACCCGGTGAAGTGCGACCCGATCCTCCCGCCGACTCCGCGCGATCCCGAGTGCAGCATCACCCAGATTGCTCCGTCCGTGTCGGCGCACACCTCGATGAAGTGATTGCCGGTGCCCAGCGTTCCGAGCTGCTTCTGCGGCGGCTGGCGCGTCCTGAGCTTCGGGTTGCTCTCGCAGATGTCCTCGTATCCGTCCGACAGCGATGACCAGTGGTCAGCCACCGCGTCCGGCACGGTGCCCCATGCGCCGCGGTCGTTGGGTCCGCCGTTGTCGGTGCGACCGTGCGGGATGGCTCGCTCCAGACAAGCGCGAACCTCGGCGCGGTCCGCCGGGAAGTCGGCGATCGACAGCGTGGTCTTCGTGGCCGTCATACCGCAACCAACGTCGCTACCAACGCAAGCGGGCACCACTGCCCCGACCGTCGGGATCACCGTTCCGACCGTTGACCCGATGCCGGTGTGCGCGTCGGGCATCACGGCAACGTGCTTGAACACGAACGGCAGGTCAGCGACGCGCCGCAGTTGCTCGCGCGCGCTGTCCTCCACCTCGACGCCCACCGTCCATTCGCGAATCGGATGCCGGGATCCCAGCGTCACGTTCACCGAGCCGTCACGGATCGTTTCCATCGCTCCTCCTACGCCTGCACTCCCAGTCCGATCCTATCCGCCATCTCCACGTACCCATCCGCCTCGAACGAGGTCAGCAGCTCCGTGTCGTAGGCGAGCAGCTTGCCATCGATCCACTGCACGCCACGGGTGCGCCAGCGCTTCCGTTCCCACTCTTCGAGTAGGCGACGGGCGTGAAGGTCGAGCATGTCGGTGATGGTGTCACTCATTCAGCTTCCAATGCGCAGAACGTGCTCATTGCATCCATCTCGGCGCAACTGGGCGCCAGCGGTGTCTCGGTGCTGTTCCACGCGGCCGCGCAGACCTCGTGCATCATCCGCATCTCCGCGCGGGTGACGCGCTCACCACGGCGCAGCGTTGGCACCCGTCGCGAGAAGTGCCGTTTCAGCGCGATGGCGAACCGCAGTTTCCCTCGCGCGTCTCGGCGCTCGGTGAAGAGGGCGAGCTGGTTTGGGTTGGGTCGTCTCACGTATTGCTTCCTTTTCCAAACAGTCGATCGAGCTCCTCGCGAGTGGCGAACTCTATGACCCCCGCTCGGCCAAGTAGTTCATGTGCCACCAGTGGCGACAATTCCACATCGCACTCGATGCGCCCGTCGTTCAGGTCGCACGTGATGCTTTCCAGCAGCTCACGAGCGCGCTCCCTGGTGGAGTTCGGGAACCGCGCGACGTCCGATAGCAGTAACTCCCGATCCTGTTCCAGTCTCCTGCCGGTCGCACCATATTGGCTCACGTCTCCGGGCAGTCGCGAGCAGGAAGCCAGGACGGGATCGCCGTAACCGTGGTTTCGATTCACGGCAACACCTCCCTCGGCAGCCACCACTCGAACCGTTTCGCCGACTGCCCTGACCACGTGACGGTCCGCACTTCCTCTCCGTCACGCACGAGCACGCGGGACCCGACGGCGGGCGGGTCGGTTGAGACGGGGCGCCAGGTGGTCACGGCTCCCCCTCCTCAATCGGCTCCTCATGCGGCTCCCCGATTGTCTTGCTCCCGGGCGACGAGTAGACCAGGCGCAGCACCGTGACCCCGAGTTCGGCCAGCGCTCGCTCGTCCTCCTTCGTCGATGCCGTGGCGATCACCTGCGGCCGCTTAGGGTCCGATAGGTCCCACTCGAGCCGCGTCACGTGGTTCCCGGTCGCGCGCTCCAGTGCGGCCAGGCATTCGCGGTAGCGGGTGGCTTCGGTCGTCATGGTGCCGCCTCCGGCTCCGTCCCGTTCCCGCCCCCTGGCTGCCCACTGGCGCTCTCTTGGGCCACGGACGGCCCGGTGGTGGCCCGATGCGGCGCGGCGGGCTCCTGGGCGGTGGTGGGCGGGTTGGCGTGGGCGTCCAGGTAGTCGCCGAGATACTTTGGCCTCCCATCTGGCCACGGCACATAGCCCAATCTGATCACGATCCCAGCCTCGCTCCACAGCACTGACGCGATATGCAGCGCCTCCCTCAACCGCTTCGGATCGTCCCGCTGACTCGGCTCGCACTCGAACACCGGCATCCCGAGACTCAGCGCTTCCCGGACCTCGCCGCGGGTGCCGCTCGACTCCTCCCACCCGGGCACCAGGATCAGGATGCCACCGCTGCGCGCCACCATGCGCAGGAGCTCGAGCGTCATCGCGATCCAGAACTCGTCGGTGCACTCGCCTTGGAAGTGCGACGTGTTGCAGTGCGGAGAGATACTGGCGAGCCCGAGACGGCAGGCCGCGCGGTGGACCTCCTCGGCTCGGTAGACGTTCTTGGCGATGTCCCACGAGGTGGGTCCGCGGAACTTTCCGGCTATGTAGGCGGGAATCATGGTCGTCATTGGTCCTCCACATCAAAATGGGATCTGATCGGGATCGTAGTCATCGGGCGGAGCGTCGCTCACCGGAGCCACATCGCGCTCCTCGCCGGGCCCCGCATCTTCCGCCCGCCCACGCCCTCCACCACCGGCCAGGATGATGTTGTTCGCTACGACTTCGGTTCGGTACCGCTTGCCACCGTCGCGATCCTCGTAGCTCGTGGTCCGGAGGCCCCCCTCGACGAAGAGTCGCGAACCCTTGGTGAGGAATTTGCCCAGCGCCTCGGCTCGCTTGCCCCACACGATGACGTTGTGCCACTCCGTCTTCTCTTGCCGCACGCGGTTGCGGTCCAGGTACGTCTCCGAAGTGGCAAGCCGTATCTTCAACACGGCCTGGCCACCCGACGTCATCTTGAGCTCAGGGTCAGCGCCGATCCGACCCAGCAGCATCACCTTGTTCAAACCATCAGCCATGTTCGTCCTCCTTGGTTACAACTCCTGCGTGTGCACACCGTCATCCACTGGTGCCCACTTCGGGTTAGGGTGCTCGCCCATCCCAAGAGCTCCACGAATCCACTCGACCATGCATAGGTTAGCGGCGTCGACCAGGTGCTCCCGGTTACCGTCTGTCAGGTACTCCGTCAGCCGGCGAATGGCGCACGAGATGTTCGCATACGGCGGGATCACCGCCCCTCGGTGCGGACCACGCCGAAAGAACGACATCACGAGGCGGTTCAGCATCATAACTGCGAACCCATCGTCCCACTGCGCCCGACCGATCTCCGCGATCGGTGGCGGCTCGGGAACGATCCCGCACCTGCGCAGGATCCGCTCGCGGAGTATCTCGTGCACCGTCATCACGCGAACTCACCGAACACGCACGGAACCGATTGGCCAAGCCTGGCTCCAAGTCCCGCCATCACTTGACGCATCTGAGGGTGTGCCTTCGGTGACGTCCTGAGCTTCAGGATGTGCCGCCACTCGCGGAGGTTCGCAGACACGACGATCTCGGTCTTGAGAGAGTTCGGAAGTACCGAACGCGCTTCCTCCGGCTTGGCCCCAGCGTCGAGCAGCATCAGATACGCGGCCTCGGCGTGGCCCATCGCAGCCGCCCACAACTCAAGTTCTCGGGCGCGCTCGACAGGATCGAAAAAGAACGGGCGCACGAACGACACGTCGGTCTTCCCATAGTTGCAGTACCGCGTGCTCTCCTGGCTGAACGCGCAGAGCCGGTGCCGCACGAGTTCGTGGCTTACGCCGCGGTCGACAACGAAGAGCACCGTGATCGACGCGTGCTCCAGCACCGACTCGTGCCCACGCTCCGTCACCATGCGCACGAACTTCTCGGCGGTCCCTGGTCCGATTCGGTCCTCGCTCTTGTAGCAGGTGCGCCCGGCGCGCTCGACCAGCGCGAGCATCCGCGCGACGTCCAGTTCTCCACTCGTGTCCAACGGGCTCAGAAACTCGAAACTTGGTTCTACGATCTGCATCTCGTCCTCCTCTCAATCTACGTTCCAAATCCCATCAGGTCGCATCTCCGCCAACGCGGCCAGTTGCAGCAGCGCCCGCTTGGCGTTGCCCTCCGTCGGCTTCCAGTAGTCGTCGTCCACGTCGTCGCCGAGCTTTTCCGCAGCGTCTCGCAGTACCGGCAGCGACTCAGCGCCCGTCATGCCGTAGATCGACCGGATGCCACGATCGCCAAGCGCCGAGCGGAAGTGGTCGCCGTAGTTGTAGGTGATGTTCAGGTACGCCTGCGTCTCGCCATCGGCGCAGTACGTTCCTCCGCGCATGTGGTGCGGAGCGTCGAGGATCAGCGGCTCGCGGGTGAACGGGTCGAGGATGGCGATGTCGTAGCTCATGGTGCTCTCCTCTCCGCCCGCTCCCTGAACTTCCTCACCGCGATCCCGATGTTCCTCCGCGACTCGTCCGCGTTGATCCACCCGCCGTCGTATCCGATGTACTCGCGACGTGAGAACGACCAGACCTCATGCTCGGGTCCAGGCAGGTCGCCGTCTACATCGCGGTCGTACACGTCCAGCGACCACGTCTCTCCGCGCGACCGGTAGTACACACCGTAATCATCAATCTCGCCGTCGCCCTGTACCGGGCAGGCACCGCCGAACGAAATGCTGACGCCCGGAGCGTCGAAGGCTCCGTCGGTCTTCCCGGATTTGCTCGGGCGTCGCGCGCCGCACAGGAGGCGCCACGCGGTGTAGAGCCGCGGCAGGTGCTCGCGGATCCACCAGGCGGTCATGATGCGGCGCACGCGAAGCCTGGTGGCGAGTGGAATCCGTTTGGGTTCGGTCGTCATGTCGTCCTCCTTCACACTGCCGGCAACCCGCAAAACCCATCGTCGATGCCGTCGCCGTAGTCCCGCTCCGCTGGCTCGCGTGGGTCGCGGGGTGCGGCGTTGGGCGACCAGGAGCCGGAGCGTAAGGGAGGCTTCGGATCGGTGGGCTGTCCAATCGTGACCGGGAGGAAGCACGCGGCGTCATCGTCCCATGGAAGCTTGACCATTCCCTTGCGGCCGCGCTTGACCTTCTCGACCCGAACTCCGCGCTCTCCAGCCACCATGATGATGTTTCCGGATCCGTCGCGTACCTCTGTTGTCGCAACTCCTCCCATGAGCACATAGGCGGCTCCGATCACGACGTCCTTAGCGTCTCGCACTTGCTTCATGCGCGGCCACTTGTCCGGGTCTTCGTCGTCGGTGATCTGACTCACGATGATGAGCCCGCGATCGTGCCGAGCTGCCACGTTACGGAGCCGCTTGGCGTTCGAGCTCACCTTCTCGCGCATCGTGTTGTGGCGCTCGTCGGACTGCACCTCCTGGATGTAGTCCAGGATCACCAGTTCGATCTCCGGGTACGCCGGCAGGATTCGGTCGAGTTCGCGCTCGATTCGTTCACCAGTCCAGTCCGAGGCGTTTAGAAACATCGGCTTGCGCTCTCCCTCGTTGGCGACCTCGCGCATGGCCATCTTCTCGTCATCGGTCAGGTTGCCGAGTCGCAGGTTGTCAGCCGATACCGGAACACCGCGGCGGTTTCGCGCCCGAACGCAGCACCGGCGCAGCATCAGCCGGTCCGCATACAGTTCCTCCGGATCCTCGATCGAAACGATCAGCACACCGCGACCGGCACGCAGATTCTCGTCCGTGACGGCTACGGTCCACATGGTCTTGCCGTAGTTGGTCCGCGCAGCGAATACCCACGACAGGCCCGGAACGATCCCTCCGGTCATGTCGTCCAGAATGCTGTTCCCGGTCGGAGAGAATCCGCGATCTCGTCCGTGCTCGGCGCGACGGACGGAACCCTCGAGCATCTCTCGCGCGGTCACGATACGCGGGCAGTCCTGCACCTTGGTGCAGTCCTCGCGAGGGTCCTCTGGTAGCTCCCCCAGAATGGCCTTGTCTGTGTCGTCTCTGCTCATGCCGCTACCCTCCACATCGTTGCCCGGTCACCCAACGTCTTTCGGATCGCCGCCGCGTACTTGTCTCCGGCCACATCTCGGTCCGTCCGGATCACGACCTCACTCCCAAACGCAATCCGGTCCGCCAGTGCTTGCGTCCACGATCCACTCGTGATCCCAATCACCGGGCACCGGCGCCTGAGTGCGTTGACGACCATGTCCGGCTCCCCCTCGCTGACCACGACCGTGCACGGATACGGAGTGCGCAGCATCTCAAGCGCGATCTCGTTCGCCCACACGAGCCCGGCGGACGAGTACCCGGCCGGCGGCAGTCGCTTCGGCGTCTCCTCGTCTCCACCGACGCGCCACGCACGGACCCCGCGTAGCTGCCCGAGATGGTCCCACGTCCGAATCAGGATCCGGTGCCCCGTCTCGAGCCAGGTCCGTGCGCGGTCAGCGTCGCCCCTGTAGCGCGCCCACCGTGGCAGCGGCTGTCCCGGTCGCAGCGCCCGCAGAAGCCCGTGGGAGGCTACCGTAGACGCCGGCATCGCCCTGCTCTCGAGGTAGGCCGACACCTCGCGGTCATCGGTCACCGGCGCAGCGTCCGCCCAAATGGCCTCGACCTCGGCGACCGGCACATATCCCGGTGAATCCGGAGGCTCCGGATTTGATGCGGCGTGAACGGCCAGGTATGCGGCTCGAGCCCGCTCGCGTTCGGCCTGCGCCTCGTCCGAATCGTCATCGTCGAGATCCACGCCGGCCAGGTCCGCCGCCTCACGTAGTGCGTCCGGGAACGAGCACCCGCGGATCGACTGGATCATCCCGATGACGTCGCCGGCTCCGCAGTGGGTGGCGCAGATCCACGTGAGCCGGTCGGCGCTCGCGTCCAGGGTCAGCGAATCGCCCTTGCCGCCATGCATCGGGCACGGCTGCCGGTGGCGCGGCGAGACGTACCGGAGTCCGAGCGACGGTGCGATCCCGCCCCATCCGCGGGCCAGCAGTGCGGCGTGCACGAGATCTACTCGCTCGCGACTCATGCCTCGTCCTCGTAAACGAATGGCTTGACTGACCGCGATGAGTTGCCGGTCTTCGCGTGATCAGCGAATCGAAGCCAGCGCTCGTCCCACCAATCCAGCGTGTGTGGCCTCAGCCCGTGCTTGTCCCGCAGGTCGCGCAGCACTCCGTCCAGGTCCGTGTCTGCAAGCCCGAGCCCTCGGCCGTAGTCCAGCATCACCTGGCTCGGCTGGTAGGCTTCGCGCTGGACCATCTCCGGGAACAGCGGCTTCCGGGGCAACGGTCGGCCGGCTAGGTCCAACCGTGTCGGATGTGGCTCCTCCCCCATGTCCCCCTCCTGAGAAGGAACAGGATCAGGAGAGGAAGGGATAGGAGTGGACGCGCGCGAGGCGCGAACATTCTCGACCTCTCGCGAGGATTCGCGAGGATTCGCGAGAACTCCAGAAGAACGCGGATTTGCCGGTAGTTTGCTCGGTGTAGGGTGGTCGATCTTCTGGTGCTTTAACCAGTTGCGGATCTCGAAGTAGTGCTGCCCGTCGGCCTCGTAGAGGTCCACGAAATCTATGGCTCGGAGCTCCTCGAGAGCCTTCGCCGAAACCTCGCGAGGATTCGCGAGGCCAGGGAACACCTGACCGGCCAGCATGATGGGACCCGCTCGTCCGCGTCCCTCGTCGTCGGCGAGGAGCATCAGTGCGATCGACATCACGCGCGCGTCAGATGACACAAGGGCAAGCCTTTCATCCTCGAGCCACTCTGGCTTCACGGAACGGATGCGGCGGCTCACGCTGCCTCCTTAGTGGCAATAGCGCGCAGGATCTCAGCGTGGTCGTGCCCGTACTTCTTGCAGTTCAGCCAGAACGCGAGACGCCGAATCGACGTCATCGACGATATTGGAATCACGTGGCGGCCTCCGCTCGCGTACTCCTTTCCGGTCATCACGCCGTCGATGACGAAGTGGTCGCCCTTGACGTTTCCGGCTACATGCAGGTCGACCGGTTGCTTGCCAGCTGGTGGTCCGTGATACTGCCCATCGCAGTTGGGACCAGTGACGTCCACCAGCAGCGTCCTTCCGCCGACGGCGAGCTTGAAGTCGTGCTTGCACCACAGGTCGAACCGGTTGTAGTTGTCTGGATCTCTGTACAGTTCCGGCCAGTTGTGCTTGAACCACCCGGTTACAGCGGCTTCAATCTGGAAGCCTCTGGCCCTTCCGTGCGCCACGTCTTTGTCGGAGGCTACGGTCTTCTTCACCATGCTCGGAGCTCGCATGAGAGCTTGGAACGTCGCCTCTATCGCGTTCCTCGCGTCAGCCCGCACTACCACAGGAGGGTCTGTATTCTTGAACAGCAGCGGGCAGTGCTGGTCTGGAGGCAGCCAGGACGACAGTACAACCAGGCACTCCGGACCGCCGGTGTATCGTACCGTCTGCCACTTGTGGCGAACACCGCGCTTGTCCGCCATCTTCTCGCGGACGTCCTCAATCTGCTTCTCCCAGTACACCTCACGACGGTCAACGCCCAGCACTTCGAGCGCTGCCGAGGTCAGGTCGACGTAGTGATACGCCCTGATCTCAGCCTCTAGGATCTCGTAGCAGGCCGGGAAGATAACGGGCATCGGGAGTACCGGATATCGCTCGCTCATGACTGCTCTCCCTGGGAGAACAGAGCCGATTGACCCGATAGCTCAGCGGCAAGAGACGACCCAAAGCTCTCTGCTCGCAACCTGTCGCAAGCAAGAGCGCACTTCTTCTCATCCAACTCGATCCCGGTGAACTCTCGTCCGAGCCGAAGGCACGCGATCCCGGTTGTGGCCGCTCCAGCGAACGGGTCGAGTACCCTATCTCCTGGACGTGACAATCGGCGGACGATGTCCACCATTCCGCTTTCCGACTGCCCCCAGTTGTGGAATCGCTTATCGTTGTCGTTCGTGTCGCTCTTGGATACGTCACCGCACCACGGGCCGTCGTACTTCCCCTTGACGAACCACAGTAGCGGCTTCCAGAACGTGTTAACCTTCCTGGGCCATATCTGCACGGCCTGGCCACCGGGAGTAAGGTAGGCGAGCATCCAGTGGTACGAGAGCCCGGCCGAGCACATGGCCGCAATCACGTCAGGAAGGTAAGACTGCCCGGCCATCGCGACTAGAGATCCACCGGGTCGCAGGAGTCTGGTCGCAGCCGCAGCGAGCTTCGCGTAGCAGTCGATGTATTCCTTTGGATACGGCGGGTCAGTGATGATCGCGTCGAATGACTCCGCGTCCAGTCCGTCTCCAACATCCACCAAATCGCCATTCACCATGGCGAAGTGAGCTCCGATTGACGGGGACCCGGTAGCCGACTCGACAGCTTCCGCCTGGCGAACATCTCGCAGAGCGTCCGATAGGCGACGGCATGATCCGTTCACCAGCAAGCGTCCGGCCGCCAGCTTCTCCTCGTCCGGAAGAGCGGAGAGCGCCACCACGTCCTTCCGGCTGATTCGAGCGTCGCGCGAGAGAACCTTCTCTCGGACGTCGTCTCCGATGGCTTCGGCGACGTCGGCGAGGGCAGCGGCGAAGGCGGCGTCGCGCTTCACCGTGCGCGGGCTAACTCCGGTTTGCTCAGCAATTGACGAAGCGGTGTCGCCATCTGAAACTGGGCCATTGTGGCCCAGTTTCTCGGGCCTTCCCTCCGGCTTCTTCTGCTCCAAGTAGAGCATCCCCCGCAGCACCGACATGCCTTCGGCGGTCAGGTTTCGGCGGCCGAGCTGGTAGGTGATGATCCATCGGCGAGCAGCTGCGCGGTCCGGGAGAGACACCTCGCGAACCGCGAATGGTATGTCGTGAGTCCTGCAAATCCCGAGTCGGTTGTGCCCGTCGAGCAGCAGACCCTCCTCGCGCCACACGACGAGAGAGTCTGTGCACCCGTGCTCGCGGACGTTGGATTCCAACTGGGATCGCTCGTCCGTGGACAACGGTGGGATGAGCGCCACGAACTCTGGGTCGACCCGGATGTGTCCCGCCGTCCAAGCTGGATTTGGAGCGTTTCCCGCGGGTGAATGCCCTGCAAATCCGTTCAAGCTTGCGGGTGACGATGATTCGTGCCTAGATTCTTCTTGCGTCATGGAGCTAACTCCTCCTGATGCTGGAGCCCGAGCCAGCGTTAGCGCGCTGCCGGGCTCCACCTTTTGGTGGTGGTCCTGCACCCTAGCACACAGCGTGCCAGTTGGGCAACTTCAATCTTTGGTGTGCCTGACCGCGATTCGTTGCATTGATCGCCAACTCGTTGCGACTCCACTCGCGACTCCTCACCCGTCTCGCCTAACTCGATCGGAATGGTTGCGGGTTGCGATCGATTCATGGCTTCGTATCCTCTCCGAATAGAGACACCTGGCGGAGTTGCTTCGGAGCTTCTGCCGGTGCGCTGGCTCCGAATAGCGTCTCCTGGCTCAGCCGCTTCGCCGCGATCTCACAGTACCGCTCCTCGATCTCGATTCCGATCGCACGCCGTCCGAGTTCCTTGGCGGCTACCAGAGTCGTCCCGGAGCCCATGAATGGGTCGAGGACGACGTCCTCACTGATGCACGTAAGGGATATTAACCACGACATCCAGCGTGTCGGCTTCGGGCACGGGTGATCCTTCGCCGATGGGTCCGGGAGCAGAGATGACTGGATCGTGTTAGGAGTCCGGCACCCGGTAGATACGTGCGGGCACACCCCGTAGTACAGCACCGGAAGGAAGGTCTTGAATCCACACGAGTGCCTGCCCTGTCCAGCCGGGCAGTACACTCCGCCGATAACCGATGGCTTTCGTTGCTCGTGGATGTGGGGTCCGGTCCACACGGCCGCGCGCTTCGTCGAGTCAAGCGCCAGGTTTAGGCGCGGGACTACCTCCGCAACGAAGTTCTCGTAGGTGTCAACGAATGACAGGTAGGATCCTCGGTATAGCCCATGTCCACTACTGGTTGCGCGCCTCGGCTCGATGGTTTTGCCGGTTCCAAGTCCAACGCCATATGGTGGATCCGTCACCAGCGCGTCGGCACGAATAGTCGGAACGACCTCCCTGCAATCCCCGCAGTAGATCGTGATTCCGTTGCGCTGGTCGTCGTAGTACGGTGTCACCGTTCCGCCTTCCTGCACCCCGGACACCCATCCCCAAAGTACGCCGCCCCGCACCGATCGCACCTCCACTCCCCCACGAACTCCCGCCACTCACCAAGCGCTCGCAATCCCGCTTCCGTGACCCGCAGAGCCCGCGCCCGCATCGGTTCGGACTCCAGGAGGCCCTTGCGGCGGAGATAGTCCAGGTGGTCACCAGCGGCCCGGCTCGAGCGCCACCCGAAGAAGGCGGCGAGTTCGCGCGTTGTCGGCGGAGCTCCGCGGGTACGGACTGAGGCCTCGACGGCGACGAGGACGGAGAGCTGGATGGCGGTAGGAGCAGTCACCACGCCCATCCCATGCACTGAGCCCCGTCCATCATCACCATGATCGCGACACCCATCCGCGGCTTGTGGACGTCTCCGGATTCAATCCGGTCGCCAACCTGCCGCAGGTGATCGGCGGATTCGTAGTCGGCGTAACGGCGTGCGACCATTTCGGACATGCGCACAGCCTCAAGCAGTGCGGCGGATTGGTCTGGCGTGAGAGATGTCACGCCTTCCCCAACTTCCTCGCCGCCTCAGTCCAGTTCGCGCACCAGTCTGGCTCGGCGTCCTCCTCGCGGAACGACGCAGACACGCGGCCGTCTGGACCGCGTCCGCACGGGTAGCCGTTGAGAGTTAGCCACTCGAGCGCGGCGAGTTCCCGGCGAGCGTCCTCCTCCCCGTCTCGTGCCTTGGACGCCGCAACCGCCGCCAGGTCCCGCTGCTCGTGCGCCTCGCGTAGAGCAGACCGGAGGGCGGCGAGCTCCAGGCGGATGCGGCGGGCGGTGTCGGTGGGGGACTCGCCGATAGTCGCCAGTGACGACAGCGCCCGATGGCTTTCATATAGTTCGATCTCTCTGATGTCACCCACCGTGGCTCTCCTTCTGATCTGTCCCTCGTGGACCCCTGGGTAGGGGTCCGATCGCCCATTGCGGTGAGTGGTCCCACGAGAACGCTGTCATCACGAAGAACCGTGGATAGTATCCGGGGCGGGCTACTCGGTAGACGAAGCACTCTCCGGCAGTGTCGTCGGTGAAGCGCGCCATGACCAGAGCGGACTCGCGGTTCGGATTCGTCCACCGGTGTTGGACATCACCATCGTCGCGGTTAGGATCGCAGTTGATCCGGTCACCGACAGAGGGGAATCGTTCACGCTTTGCCATCGCCCATCTCCTTCGGCAGCCGCTTGGCAACCGAGCACACCATCTCGAGGAACGGCCGCGCGTCGAAGAACGTGCACGAGTCCGACATGGCCGGAGCCTCGTTGTCGCAGACGCACACGTTGCCGTTCTTCGGGTAGTACGTGACCGTGATCGCGCTGTCCGAGTACAGAGTCACGCCATCTCGTTTAGCCATTGCTTCGATTCCTCTCATGCACGACGACCACGATCCCGCACTTCCGCGCGACGTTGACGCAGTCCCACGTCCCGCGTGAGTTCGGCATCGGCCAGGCGTGAAGTTCGGCTGCGCTGTACTCAGCGAGATCGTCCAGTGCCTTCTCGATCATCTTCCGATTGCGTACCGGCCCAGCTCGCTTCCCGAGTCCACGCCAGTCGGCGGGGAACGGCACCACCTTCCAACCGAGATGCTTGGCGCGGTCGGCCGCTAGCATGTCGACGCTGTGCTCTCCTTGGCAGGCGCCGTGCCAGAGTTCTGGACGGTAGCCATTGAACCGCGCCGCGAAGTCACGCAGTACGCCAGTGATCGAATCCGGGTTCCCGTCCCAGTCGCGGGACCCGGTGACGACAAGGATGGAGGTGGGGCGGTCAGGCACAATCGTCCTCGTCAATCGTTACGGTCCACGGATCGCCAGTGCCGACGGACACGATCCGTTTGGTGTGAATGGTGGCGTCCAGTGGCCCACCGGAGAGCAGTGGAGGACCAGCGACCGGGTCCATGGACTCGTGCGTCACGAACTCCTGCGGCCCGAGTCCCGGCTCGTCCTCCGCCTCGCGCGTGATTCGTATCTGGTCGAGCTGGCCGTCGAGATACGCTCTCCTGAGCGCCGTCGCGATGATTCTCCGCCTCGGTCCGTTGGTGACGGAAGCCCACGCGATCCCGCAGTCCGGCGCCTCGCGAGCGATCACGCCGACTGCTGCGACGTCGGCCCAGTCCCAGAGCGGCGAGTCTGGCATCACCACGCCATCCCTCCCAGCAGTTCCCGCCGCTCCTCCGCCGTCCACTTCGGGATCTTGACCGCACCGGTCCGCGTCCAGCATCCCCACCGGGCGCACCCCATCGGCTTGACGTCGTGCACCGAGCAACCCCACGCATCGCGGTCGAACAAGATGCACGGCTCAGCGATCCACGAGCCTTCATCCAGCAGGATCACGCCGGTCTTCTGCGTGTAGCGCGCCAACATGGCTCCGTCGTTCTCGGGCGCGTAGTCTGGCTCGGCGAGGACGCAGTAACTGGCAACGAAATCCGGCGGTGTCAGGTTGAAGTGTGCCGCTAGTCGTCGAACGTCGTCCGGGGTGAGTTGCGGCGGCGATTGGTGGCAGCAGGCGCCGGACCGCTGGCAGGTGGTTGCGCCGCACTCTACCGCCGGAGTCGGGCGACCCTGTCGCTTCGCGGTCACGTCGTCGAAGAAACGCTGCTGTTGATAGACCATGCTCAGCATCACTCCTCCAATCTCCGCACTTCGTTCAGCATGTGCGGACAAGTCAGCCACGACGGACGGTGTTCGCGAATCCACGCGGCGACGTTCACAGTCACGTCGTCGTCCCTGGATCTGTAGAGCGGGTGCCCGTCCTCCGGATCTCCAGACTCACGGTCGGCGTCGTATGCCATCGCCGTCAGCGTGCGCGGGAACGGCGGGTCCATACTCTCTAGGCACTCCTCGATCGCCTCGTCGGCGGTGTTGGTGCCTATCTCCTCGGCGTAGCGGTCGCAGGTGTAGCAGTCAGCCATCGGTCACCTCCCTGAACAGCGCCACCCGGCACAGCGGCTCGCGGCCTGCGTCGACGGCGCGCGTGTTCTCGCCCCGGCAGCAGTCCTCGGCCTCGGACTCGTGCAGGAACGCCAGCGCGGTGGTTCCTCCGTCGTCAGCCACGGAGCACACCGGAACACCAGCGCCGTCGATCACGAGGTAGACGGTGGGCCAGATGGCGTCAGACATGGAGTTCCTCCTCAGCGCGATCCATCCACCGGTCGAAACGTAGGCAAGTTTCGAGCGCGTCGAACGCTTCCGGAGATACATGGAGGACGCCGTCGTACTCCCATGTCTGGTGTCGGCTTAGACGCCGATTGGGTGCGATCATCGACGGGGCAGGTTTGGTGCGCATCGCATCGATCGCAGCCTTCACGCTCTCCAGCGTGATCTTCTCTGGTGGCGTGTTGTTGCTGAACGTGCCGGCGAACGGCTCGGCAGGAGGGTCAAAGAACATTGGGGTACTCCCGGATCCGGAGATCCTCGGGCCACTCGGCGGGGTCGGCGCCGGCACCGCGATCGGACAGGCAAAAGCCCTGCTCGGTGACGTGCTTCGCGCCGAGTTGCTTGACGAACGCAGGGACTCCCGCCGCCTTGCACTGCCGCACGATCGACCGGATCCACTCGACGTTGCACGGGCGCGCGTTGTGGCCTGATTCGCCGCCGACGATGACCCAGTCGATCTCGGATCTGTAGCTTCCGTCGCTCTGCAACCAATGTGAGAACCACCCGCTACCGTGTCCTCCGGCCGTGCAGTGCACGGTTCCGTCATCAGCTACCACCCTCCCGATGTTGTTCCACATGTGGACGTAACGGCCAGTGGTTCCGGAACTCGCCATCTTGTCAGTTGTCAGCCACCCGCCGTCTCGATCGCTATTCAGCGTCACGCGCGCCCCGGTACGGGGTACCATCTGCACCGCGTGATCACGCAGCCAAGCGGCTGGTCCTCTTCCCCAGGACTCTTGCCAGAAGTCCTCAACTAGCGTTCGTAATTCCTGTGGTATCCACTCTTCCCATTGGTAGTTTGCCCATTTATATGGCGCTGATGGGTCGACACGAGGGGCGTCGTTTCCCCACCCGCGGAAGTCGATCGGCCCCAGCAGCGGTTCGCACGATACGAACCGCACCGCCGCCGGCACCTGTAGCAGGAGAGGGATCGCGCGGTCGGCGGTCCGCTGCGTCCCCGCAGATGTTCCCGCCCACACGTGCGACGGCCAGCGCTCGCGCCAGGATTCTGGAGCCATCCGCCGCATGTTCTCCGGCCGCTTGGTGAGCAGGAGCCAGTCGAGATTGGAGCACCGCTCGATCAGTTGGAAGAGCTCCTCACGCCACCCGCCGAGGTCCGCGTGGTCATCGAAGACGTCAGCGAGCGAGGCGCAGAAGACGCGGCGGCGTACACCGTCGCGCTTCGCTGCCTTGTCCCACTTGAGCGGATCGCGCCAGTTGCTGGCCGACGTGCGCCGCCGCCCCTCGTTGGCACCCCACTCGACGCCGAAGCGGTTTCCATAGGTCTGTGCGTAGCAGTGCGCGCACTCGGGGGCGACCTTCGCGCAGCCAATCCAGGGATTGAAAGTATGGTCGCACCAACTGATTCCGGTTGTCTCACCCATTGCACTCCTCCGCCTTCAGGCACGCCTTGCACCGCGCCCATCCGCTGCCCTTCTCTTCGAGCTGCGTGTCCTCGCCGTGCCACGAGAACGCCGCGCATCCCGGTGGATAGATCATGATTCTCGACCGGAACTGGCACCGGCTCGGGCACGTCTTCGAGCCCTTCCGCGCGGGTATCGTAACGTGGATTCTGGTTTTGCGATCAGACACTGCACTCCTCCGTTCCCGTGAAAACCTCGATCATCGCGAATCCCTCGCCCCGTGGCGCCGGCTCCCAGGATTCTCGCAGTTCCAACAGCGCCGGCCTGTCGTCGAGCAACACCCCGAGTCCGGGAACCATCTTCGGTGCGCCGAACACCAACTCACCGGCGCGCCGTTTTCGCACCGGTCGTGGCACCCGGAGGCAATCGACCGGGAGCTTGCTGAAGCCCGCCGTACCGTCCGGCGCCACCGACGAGAACCGGATCGCGCGCACCATGGGTCGACCCGTCAGCGGAGCCGGCCAGGTCGGGATCATGCCTCTGCCGTTGGCGCACCACCCCATCGGCGCCATGCCCCGCGTCCACTGACTGGCCATCTGCCCCGCCATCGTCGCCAGGCACGATGAGCGGTCCTTGGCGAGCGCCCAGACCGCCCGGTGGCGCACGCCCACGTTGGCCGTCGGTGCCATCTCGAGGGGCAGAGCAAAGCGCAAGACGAGCCGCCCGCGCCCAGGCCACCGCTCGATCCATGGCTTGGCCGGCGGCGCAGCGAGCGTCGCGTCAGCGAAGGCGAGGAACTCGGCGACCTGGGTACGGGTGAGGGGGGTCACTCGGCCGCTTCCTCTGTGTCCGCGTTCTTCGCCTCACCGATCGTGTATTTCGTCCCTCTCGCCGCACCGCTCGTGCTGATCCGCTCGCCCAGCGACTTCAGCACCGCCTTGACGATCGGCAGGTGCAGGCCAGTGGCGGCGCAGATGGCCTCGGAGTTCGATCCCTCGGGATGCGCGACGAGGTGAGTCTCGACCTTCTCGACGGCGATGGGGTCGATCGGGTTGCGGGGAGCGCGCGGCTTGCGCTCCTTCTTCTCGGCAGTCGGCGGACCGGCGTCTCGCAGCTTCCGCGTCCGCCCGGTGACGGGATTCGCACTGGCCTTCGGAGCGCCACCCGGCAGCGCGTACTTGGTACCTCGGCCGGCGCCGGTGACGATGCACCCGAGTTGCTTGGCGGCCGCCGCGCAGACCTTCGTGTCGAGGCCGGTGCGCGACGACAACTGCTCCGCCGACATCGGGCGAGTGGCGAGCGAGAGGCGCTTGTGCACGAGGGCCACGCGGGGGACGTCGATTGCTGTCGACGGCTTCGCATTCTCCGGCCGCTTGCCACGCGCGCGTGCCTTTCTCGGATCCAGATCCTTGCCGGTCGGCCTGATCGGCAACGGTGCCTCTCCACCAGCCGCCTCGACGATCTCGCGCTTGCAGTTCGCGATCACGTCCTCGGCATCCTTGATTCTGTTCAACGCTGATTCGATTCGATTCGTGTCCATGGTTTCTCCTCTACAGTCCACATTCCCGTGCCAGCGAGACGTCTGGGTATTCGTCTTCGCTCGTGTCCTCTTGCTCATCCTCGACGGCGGGAGCCACCGGTTCTGGCGCGGCGTCCGCGAAGAGAGCTCCTTGCGTCATCCGCCGCTCGTCGATCGGAATCACGATCTGCTCTCTGGCATTCTCGAGCCTCCGTTGACTGATCTCGAGGTGCTCGCGGCAGGAGTCGATCCCGATGAAGCGCCGCCCCAGATTCCGCGCCGCGACTCCGGTGGTTCCTGATCCGCAGCATGGGTCGACCACGAGATCGCCATGGTTCGAGTAGTCGCGGACGAGCATCACCATTCCGGAAACGGGCTTCCCACCCACGATTCTTTCTGAGCCACCGACGCCGTTGAATGCCCGCTCGCCAGGCAGCACGTAGGCTCCCCGGAGCGCGCCCCATTTCGACCACGGCATCCCCTTCGGGCGACCGACTGCGATCCAGCACGTCCACGAACTCGGCCCATCTCCGGTCATACGGACGCGCGAGCCAGTCTCCACGAACGGCAGCGGCTGGAACGTCACCCGCTCATTCGCGTCCATCGATCCGGACCAGTGCGGGAAGAGCACGTGGTCAGTGATCGACACGATCCAGCCGGCGGTCAGCGGCGACCACAGGTCCACGAACGTTTCGACGTCGGTTGCCTTCCACGGTGGGTACTCGATCCCGTTACGCCGGCTTCCGCGCTTCCCGGCTCGGCGCGCGTAGGCTCGCTCTCGAGTTCGCGGCGCCGACGTGTCGCGGGTAGCCCACCTGGCGAGTTGCTCCGGAGTCATGCGCCCGCCCTCGTGCCCAGTATGCGTCCGCTCGCTGAATGGCGCGTCGACGATCAGCGCCTGCGCCTTCCGATCACCCATGACGGCCGCGACCTGCTCGGCGTCGAGCGAGTCGGCAAGCCAGAGTTCGGCGCCGCCATCGGGACTCTTCCAGAATGGTTCCATATCACCACTCCTCATAAGCACTCCCGCAACGCAGCGCCGTAACGCTTCAGCTTGCGGATGGCATTCTCTTCGATCTGCCTCACGCACTCTCTGGTCACGTTCAGTTCGATCGCGATCTCCTCACACGTCGCGCCGTCAACGTGATCGTCCGCGTAGTCGAGCACGCATGAGTGCTCGTGGCCGTCGGCATCCTTCGGGTGCACGGTCTTCACGCCACCGGCAGTGGTGATTTCGTGGAGTAGGGAATAGCGGCAGGCCCATGGACACGGGCGCGGACCATCGATGCAATCGGCTCTCGTCTTCGGCCGCGGTGGCGGCGGGTGTCTGGCTTCCTCGGCGTCGTTGGCCAGGCGGAGCTGGACGAGATCGGAAACCGTCATCCGTGCCATAGCGGTCTTCGGGCGCGGGACTGGCGCACGCTTGCGACGCTGATTGCGGACGCGCTGGAGTTCGCGCTTGCGTGATGGAGAGACGGTCACCCGCCGAGTTCCTCTCGCAGACACCGCGCCTCGTCCGCCATCGCGCGGAAGTCCGTCTCTGCCTGCCGCAGTTCCGCGATCCGGTGCTCGAGCGTCTCGTGCAGGTGGCGCTCGCGCTTGATGACGGCGACGGCGCGGACCCAGGATGTGGACTCGGCAGCGGGGTCGTAGAGCGGTCCGTCGTCGTGCTCGGCCCCTCCGTCCGGCAGGTGCTCACGAATCTCGGCCTCGGTGAACTCGGGCTCCCCTTCGCACCGGCACTCCCGCGGAGCCTGCTCGCAGTTCGGACACCTATCGTCTCCGCGCTCCGCCTGAATCGCCTCATCGACCGAGGCGCACTCCGCCGGGTCCTCCGGCTCGAGCACCTCGGGCGGTGACGGTGGCTTCTCTGCCACGAGCACCCGTGAGCCATTAGGCGCGTGGACGTCGGGCAGGTCGAACACCGTGGCGAACGCGCGAAGCGGTTTCGGTGCCGCCATCGAGTCGACCCTCACGCCCAGCGCCGTCGGCCTGAACCTCACCACCTTCCCAGCGACCCTCTCGACGCTGCCGCTCTCCACGAGCTCGTCGATGGCCAGCCGGGTATCGGTCATTCCGGTACTCGAGCCCCAGACCGCGCGCTTGACGTCGTGCACGTTGGCGCCGCGACCGGTACCACCGTCGATTCTGGCGATGGCTGAGAGGTAGTCGGATAGGGTTGGGGTGGTGGTCATGGTCGTTGGTGCTCCTCCGTCTCTCTGCGATCGTCGCCTCTCCCGCACTCGCTCCGCATCCGCGTGCACCGGGCAGGAGTCGCTCGGGTGGCTCGCTCGGCAGTGGCGGCAGCGCTCGACCTTCGGCGGTGGCAGGTCGTCGCCCGACGAGAAGCTCCGGAGCGCCGCCTCGGCATCGGCGAACGAGGCGAAATCGATCACCGACAGGCCATCGCGCAGCATCACGCCGATGTCGTTCAGCGCGCGGAAGCGGCGCCCGCCGATCGTCTGCACGGTGATCACTACGCCACCGGGAACGCGGGTTTCGGTGCGGGCGATGGGGGCGATCATGGAGCCGCTTCCTTTACCGATGACCGCGCCATCGCGATCAGGACGTCGCGGAAGGCGGGCGGGGTGGCTGCACATTCTCTTCGGTGCAGTCTCGGACTGCGCAAATCACCCAGTCTCTGGATGCGTCTCCGTTCTTCCTTGCTGGGGCACCCGGCGTCGAGTCGTACCGACGCAGTGGACGGACCCCAATCGAGTTCCGGCAAATCGCACCTAACCGCGTAGAGCCAGGTCGCCTTGCGCGCCCGGTGCCCGTAGTGGCCTTGCTCGACGCAGCAGGTCCACCCGAGGAAGTCACCGGCGGTCACCCACCCGGCTCCACGCCGTGGCCCGATCAGTCCGTGCGCCGCCCAAGCCGACGAATCCGCCGGATGCTCGAGCACGCCACCCCACCGACGCACGGACGCAAGCGCCGCCGCGAAGCAACCGCCGTCGTCACCGCGGACTAGGCGCACCTTCGCAGACGGACCGCCGTACCAGTAACGCCCCCACCGCTGACACGGCGGGTGCGCGACCACCGGCCACGGCCCCGCGTACTCGCGCGCGTCACGGTCGGGCAGGTACCACGGGTCCACACCATGCAGCCCGCAGTACACGCCCCGCGGCGGACCCTCGACGTAGAGGGCTGCGATCACCGTCTCCCCCTCCTCAACCTCTCCGCCATCTCCGCGCGCGCCCCGTTGGCGATCTGGAGTAGCGCCGCCCGCTGCGACTCGAACGAATCCGCCTCGAGCACGTCGTCCACGGCCGCCGCCAGTTCGCTCAGGTGAGCCATCGTCGGGTCCGTGTACTTGATCACAGCATCGGTCCATGTCGTGACGAGTTGTGCGCCAGTGGCCTGCTCGTCGGCGGCCACGGAGGCCACGGCGTCGCCAGTGGTGCGGCTGGATGACCTGTATGAGTCGAGTTGTACGACCTTGTTGTCGCCCGCCTGGCGCGAGACGATGAAGCGTCTGGCGGCCATCACTCGACCTCCGCCTCGCGACACTGCCGGCACCGCGTCGGGTAGCCGTCGGGGTCGGTGACCTTGAGATCTCTGGACTCGCCGTTGCGCAGTGGGAACGCCTTGCAGTACGGTCCCAGCGCGCCGAGTCCGACGCAATTGTCTCCGCATAGCTTCGGATTCGGGTAGCCGGCGCCGGTGACGATCGGGATGGTGATGATGATGCGGCGGGTTGTCGGTTGCTTAGGCATTCGCTCTCCTCCTCACGCCGCAATCACACCCTGCTCATTCGTCCCCATCTCGCGCCACCCCGCGGCAGTGATCTCGACGCGCCCGTTGACGATCAGTTCGGCGCCCCAGCAGTGGGCCAGCTCGCGCCGGACTGCCATCACGGACAGCCCCTCGGCGGCAGCGACGAGCCCGCAGACGTGCCACGGGTCCGTGATTCCGAGGCGGTCGGATACTGTGCAGCCGACCAGAATTGCGAGGCGAAGCGGAAGTCGCACGTTGCTGGGCGTGACTAACCTGATTCCGATCGCACGAGCCCGCGACTCACCTGCTGACCTGGCGCTCATGGCTTGCCCACCACCTTCCTCAGCTCATCCAGAGTCACGCCATCGAGCACGGGCGCCGCGACGCACGACGGGCAGCGGACCAGCTCGGGGCCGGCATCCTCGGGCGTGCCGATGCACGACTCCGAGTACAGATTGCACCAGGCCATGCGCCGGTCCGAGTGCTGGCAATCGCCGCAACGGGTTGGATCGGAATCGCTGATGTCGCGGTTGGTGATGGTGAGTTGATTCATGCCGCCTTCTCTCTCGCTCTCCGCTCCGCCCGAGTTCCTCCCGAGAACCAACTCCGCACCCGCCGATGGTCCGCACTGGTGGCACCCGCTCGACGCGCATTCACCAGCGCTGCCCGGCGCATCTCACCGCAGGCCATGATCGTGGCCAGCGTCGGGCGCGGGTAGTGCGCCTCCGTGAACTCGCCGCCGTAGTAGTGCTCGGGGAGATCGTGCGGGTCCGCCTCGACCTCGGCCAAGTGAGCGGCGATCAGGTGGAGTTGGGCGGGAATCATCGGCTCCCCCAGACGCGGGCCAGATACCCTCGCCACTGGCACCACTCGCATCCGCGACCGTCGCACCACCAGCAGCGGATCACGGTAGCCCCTCGATCACTTCCGCCGCCTCGCGATAGAGCTCGGCCGCCTTCCGATCGTTCTCGCGGTCGAGCTCACGGATGCGGATTCGGAACTGGAGCGACACCCGAAGCGCGGGCGAAGTCTCGTACCCGGTCTCGCGTTTGAGACGATCGATCACAACCGATGCCTGGCGCACCAGGAAGTCGCGGTTCTCGGCGCGCGATAGGAGGAGGGTGGATGGAGTCAAAGCCATGCCTCCAGAGCGATCCTGCCCTCGGACCAGTCGCGGATCGCCGCCGCGTTGGCAAGCCCGGGACACCCCTCTCCGCGGATCCAAACCGAGACGACGCCGCGGGAGACGTCGAGCTCCTGCGCTAGGTCGCCACGGCTCACGCCCCTCCGCTCGAGTTCGGCAGCCAGCAACGCGGGGCCCGTAGGCACTCTTCGTTTTCCCATGCAACGCAACCTAATCCGTCCTGCCAAGCCGCGCAAGCAAAAAGTTCCTTGACGGCCGCCGCGACCCGATCCATTATCAGCGGTGGGAGACACGAGCGATGTCGAAATGGGTGACGCTAGTTAGGCTGGGCGACGGGACCGAGGTGCAGATCTGGCTGCCGGCCGCACCGAAGACGATGGTAATCGAGACGACCGGGACGGAGGTGGCCAAGTGACCGCCGCAAAGCCGTTCAAGGTCTGCAAGTGCTGCGGCGCGATCTACCAGACCCGCGCCGATTTCGAGGCCGGCACAGCGTTCGCGTTCGTCTGGCCGGCGGAGTTCACCGGCGGGCTCGCGCTCGAGAATCGTCACTGCCTCAGCTGCCCGGAGGACAACCGCACGACTCTGGCCGTCGAGGTGCAGTCGTGACCGCCCTCGAGAAGCTCGCCCGTCGGGTTGGCTCGGCCGAGACGCTCACCCGCTGCTGCTGCTCGTCACGGGACGCGGCGGCAGCAGAAGCAGCGTGCTCGGACTGCGAGGCAATCGAGACGGAGTCGGCCAGGATCTACGCGGACATCGCGGCGGCGTCTCCGTGTTCCGAGACGGCCAGGACCGCGCGCGAACTGGCTGACTCGATCAGCCGGAGCGCGTGCCAGTGCCGCGATCGAATGGCTGAATTTAGAGCACGGGCGAAGCGCACCGCGGGTCAGGCGGTGGCCCCGTGACCATCCACCTTGCCCCCGCCGGTTACCTCGCCATTTGGTGCGCCGTGCACCGAGTAGCGTTCGACGAGTGGCTCGCTGCCGTGGCCGCTGGCGCTCCGGAGAAGGAGCGAACTCGGCTCGCTGAGATCGTCGCCGTCGCTGCGCTGAAGAAGCACGACGCGCAGAATCGGATCAACCAGTTGACGGGAGTGGAACCATGATCGCAGTGAATCCCAGTGACGTTCTGCTCTGCCACGGTACCGAGTGGAACGGCGGAGAGTTCCTGCGCACCGTCGAGCGAACGACTGCGACGACGTGCACCGACACGAGGGGAACGACGTGGAACCTGCGCAGTCGAAAGGCGCGCGGGCTCAATGCTCGGTTCGACAGTATCGCCACGCCCGAGGACATCGCGCGTGTGACCGAGGCCGCGCATCTCCGAGCTCTGCGCCGCCGTTGCTCCGGCGCAATGGACCGGTTTCAGAACTGCGACCGCCCCATCTCGCGCGAACGTCTCGAAGCATTGCTGGCCGCGCTGGAATCAGCACTGGAGCCGACATCATGACACGCACCAACTCAGAGCAGCAGATCTCGGACGCCGTGCAGGACGTCGCGGATCGGATCGCGGAGTTGACCCGGGGGCGGGACGCGATACTGCGCGAACTGCGGGCGCTCCGATGGCTGACCAGAGCGCACGAGATAGCCGCAGGTGACGACGGCCACGTGTGCCTAATGGGCAGGCGTGGCAGCGATGAGGGGCGTTGTTTTCCGACCGCCGTCGCCGCCGCCGCCGCCCTCGGCTGGCCCGACACAACTACCCCGCCGACATCGCTCGGGAGTCCGCTCCGTGTCGATGCCGACGGGAAGTCTACCGAGGACGCATCCGATGCCCGATGACACCGTCACCGAAGCACGGCGCCAGCTCGACGAGGCCACCCGCCGATCGCGACTGGTGCAGGAGGAGCACGACCACGCCAGTTTGCCAGAGCGCGCGGACATCCTTCCGCGGCTCGAGCTGGCCAATCAGTATCGGGCTCGCTGCTGGGGTCGGTACTACGCGGCGAGGGATAGGGTGCGGACGATTGAGTACAGGGACGAAGGAGACAGCCATGCGTGACGCAATCAACTCACCGGCATGGGGCATTCTGGACGACTGGCGCGATGGTGGCGAGGACCGCTCCGTATCCGTGTACCGGTCACCCACTGGCTACCTGCTCACGGCGCACGACACCCAGAGCGGCGCGAGCCTGATCGAGTCGTCGTGGAGCGCCAACGCCGCCGGCCTGGAGTCCGCCGCCCGGCGCCTCGTGGCGGCCATCGCGAAGGCGCGGCTCGCGATCCGCCACCGTGACATCGAGAAACTACGGGCCGAGCTCGCCGCCGCTGAGCGTGCCGAACTCGAAGCCGCGAGCTCCGTCGAGTGCGCGGCGAGCAACCACGAGCGCGCGCCGGATGCGGAGGTGGTGGCGTGACCGAGAAGACCCTGTCGAAGACCAGCGGAGCCGCGAAGCGCAGGCGACGGCGAGCCAAGGCTGGCCCGCGTCCCGTAGTCGTTGACAGCTCCGATCCGCAAGTTGTTCCGGACTGGACGCACAAGTGCGACGTATGCGGGGCAACTCCCGTCGTCCCGTGTACTGGCTTGTGCGGTCCGTGCACGTTCGGCGAGGCAGCAACGGCGGGAGGTAACTGGTGACCTCCCTCGCTCCGTTCTCCCAGCGGGCCGACGACCATCCCGAGTCCACGTGTCCCCCGACCCAACCCGGGGAAGTCGTCGTCCCGCTCGGTGGACGGAGCAGGAGATTCACGATCACCCGTGACCAGCGCCGCGAGGACGCCGTGCTTGACCGCTACTGCGCGGCCCCGTGGTGCGATCGGGTGTTGCGAGACACGGATCCGGACGGGCCCTATTGCCCCGGGTGCCAGGCGATGATCAAGGAGACGGAGGAGGAGTGATGGCCAAGCGGTACACGGACAAGGACGGGATGTATCTCGAAGTCTTCGAGAATCACTCCGGGTTGTGCCACCTGTCGTGGTGCGACGACGAGGACGGCGAGGGCTCGGAGGTCGGTAGCCTCTGCGGCGACCCGGAGAACGACGCACTCAATCGGGCACTGACGCCGATGGTCAACAACGAGTTCATCACGCGCGGAGACGATGGGACGTTCGCGTTCGACTACATCATGGACGCGAAACGCGCTCTCTCGCTGGCGAACGCGACGCTGAACTCGCTCGCCGATTCCAAGCCGTGGCCGCAGTGGGCGATCGACGCCACGGCCGCCGGGTGGAAGGCGCCGAAGGGGTGGAAGCCGTGAGGCTCGACGACCTTCCCGATCTCCAACTCGACCCACCCGAGGACGAGCGCCAGTGGTGCCGCCACTGCGGGTTCGATCCTTCGTGCGACTGCGAGCCAGAGGAGCCGGAGGACTGCCCGGCAACGATGCGGGACGGGGAACTGTACGAGTGCGTGATGACTGAAACGGAGGACGGAGGACGAACGATGAGCAAGCCAACCAACACAGCAGCCCTATCGAACGACGAGCTCATGGTCCGCACGCTGTGCGACGGAAGAAATATCATCGAGAACATGGAAGCGCGCGGAGCCCGTGAACTCGTGGCGTCCGAGTCGCTGCCCACGAAGTGCAGTCAGGAAGACGATGACCTGCTTGTCTCCTGGGGCTTCGAGTTCGGCGAGCCGTTCGCCGATGACCCGATGTTCCGTCCCGCCAGGCTTCCGCCGGGTTGGTCCAAGCGCGCCACCGATCATTCCATGTGGGCCGAAGTGGTGGACGACGACGGCCACGTCAGGATCTCGATCTTCTACAAGGCGGCGTTCTACGACCGCTCGGCGCACATGCATCTGAATCCGCGGTACGACATGGTCTATGCGGAGAGCCGAACCGAGCACCCGCTCCGCCAGATTCGCGACGAGAAGACCGGCGTGGTTTTGTTCGAGACGTCGGAACCTAACGACTACTCGCCAAACGACCCGCTCGCGGCATGGGCCCGGGAGCACATCGGCGCCGACTGGACGAGCCCGAAGCGGTGGGATGATCCGTGATGCGCGAGTCCCCGCAAGGCTTCACGCTCACCCGCCAGTCACCGGACGGGCTCACGAAGGTGGAGTACCTGTTCTCGCTCGTGGCCGGCTGGGGCGGGGCGAATCTGAGCACCCACCAGTTCCGATACGTGCGCCGTAATCGCCGGTGCAAGTGGGTGCACAAGCCGAGTTGCGTTGGCCGGGAGACGCCGCCCGACGTGCTGGCCGAGGCGCGGGAGCGGTTCCACGAGATGATCGACGAGATGTTGGAGGAGTGCGGATGATTCGTTGTAGCTCACTGCCACTGCTCTACCGTTGCCCGCAAGCAGCGGAGCCACCTGACATCGACGTGCGCGACTGGGGCGAGATGGCCGGTGTCGGCACAGCCACGCACTACGTCCTGGCCGACCTTCCACGCGCGGACGCTGTCGATTGGGACGCGCTGCCGTCGGTGTGCGCACGGTTCGGAGTCGAAGAGGCAGACGTTCGCCCGCTGGTTGCTGCCGGAGTGCGCCAGTGGCGCGACGGACTCGCCGCGTACTTCCTCGGCGGCGAGTCCGAGGTTGCGCTCACGTCTGCCGTCGCCACGGAGCCGTCGCTGGTCGGGCCCATCGTGGTGGGCCACGCCGACGTGCTGTCCACGCAGGTGGACGGCACCACCCGAACGATCCACGTGCTCGACTGGAAGACCGGGCGCGTGGACGCCGACTACCGGCCGCAACTCCTCGGGTACTGCGCTCTGGCGTTGCTGCGCGATCCGTTCGCTCAGGAGGCGGTGGCAACGATCGCGTGGCTGCGCGACGGCGAGGTGGAGCGGTGCCGGATGCGTCGCGACGAAGTGGCGGATTGGGACCGACGGATCAGCCACATCGCCGACCGAGACGGAGGGTACCGCACTGGTGGCCACTGCGCCCATTGCCCGCGAGCGCACGAATGCCCCGGCTGGACCGCGATGGCCAAGGCGGACGCGGTGACTCTGCTGGACATCGCCCCGGACGAGATTGAGCGCGGACTGGCCACGATGTCCGCCGACCGGAAGCTGGAGCTCTACCGGGCGGCGAAGCGCGTCGAGGCGGTGGCGTCGCGGGTGCGAGAGGCGCTGCGTCTGCACGTCGAGGCCACCGGAGACGTTATCGCCGAAGACGCGCGGCTCACTATCACGACGGAGAAGCGCCGAGTCATTTCTGGCGCAAAGGCGGGCCAAATCATCCAGCCGATACTGGCGGCATTCGACGACGATGCTTACGATCAGTGTCTGACGGTGCGGCTCTCGAAGCTCGAAGAGCACGTCGCCAAGGCTGCCGGGCGCAGCAAGGGAGCGGCGGCGAAGCGGGCTCTGAATGAGGAGCTCGAAGCGGCGGGGGCGATCAGCACCACCGAGATCAACAAACTGACTGAGAGGAGAGCGTAACGTGAACCATGAGATCCAGACCGTGGACCCAATCGACGCCCTGGCGGAATCGCTGGACCCCGACACGTCCATATCTGTCGGGTCCGGTACCGCAATCGCGCGTGAGGAGATCATCTGCCAGCTCGACGCCGCGCACCGATACCCGCGCAGCGTGAGCCGATTCCTCAAGGAATCGTGCGGGCTCGCGACGCTGACGCGCGAGGTGGCTGAGTCGTGCATGTACTCGCTGCCGCGCGCCGGTAAGGCGATCGTGGGTCCGTCCGTGCGCCTGGCGGAGATCGTGGCGTCGAGCTACGGCAACCTCCAGGTCGGGTCGCGCATCGTGGCTGTGGAGGAGAAGGAAGTGGTGGCCCAGGGGCTCGCGTGGGACATCGAGCGAAACGTCCGTTGCGTGACCGAGGTGCGGCGCCGCATCACAAACAAGTTCGGCAAGCGGTACGATGACGACATGATCACCGTCACTGGGAACGCGGCCGCGTCGATCGCTCTCCGGAATGCCATCTATCGCGTGGTACCTCGGGCCTACGTGGACAGCATCTTCGAGAAGGTGCGTAAGGTGGCTATCGGCGACGCAACGACGCTGTCCGCCACGCGGGAGAAGGTGCTGTCGCGTCTGCTCAAGATGGGTGTCACGCAGGATCGTGTCTTGGCGCGGCTCGAGATCCGCGGGGTGGACGACATCACGGCCGAGCACTTGGAGGCACTGATCGGATTCGGCACCGCCATCAAGGACGGCGGTACGAGCGTGGACGAGGCATTCCCACCGGTGGCGGCGAACCCACCGCCCGAGCAGGATGGGCGACGGATCAAGATCGGAAGGCGCAACGGGGAACCGACTGCTGAGTCCTCGCGCGAGCCCGGGAGCGACGACGCATGAACGCACCACTCGCAACCACCGAAACAACCACGCTCGCGATCGACTTTGGACACACCGAAGCCGAACTCCGTGCGAACCTGTCCCGGTACAAGGGAGCCAACTTCGACACGCCGAAGGATGCCGAGCACGCACGCGAAGCGCTCAAGGTGCATCGCGATTTGCGTGGTGAGATCGAGGACAAGCGCGTCGCTCTCAAGGCACCTGCGCTCGAGTTCGGGCGCACCGTGGACGAAACCGCCAAGCGATTCTCCGCCATCGTCACCGAGTCCGAGGAGCCGATCAAGGCTCTGAAGAAGGCGCACGACGACGCCAAGGCCGCGGAGAAGAAGGCCAAGGAGGACGCCGAACGGCTCGCGGTCGAAGCCCGGCTGCGCGCCGAGCGTGAAGCCGAGGAAGCGCGTCTCCGTGCAGCTCGCGAGGAGGAGGAGCGACGCCTAGCTGCCGAACGTGCGGAGCTCGAAGCCGAACGCGCCCGACTCGCGGCGGAACGTGCGGCCGCCGAGGAAGCGGCTCGCGTCGAGGCCGCCCGGGTAGCGGCGGCGCAGAAGGCAGAGGCGGACCGACTGGCGGCCGAGCGTCGGGCATTCGAGGAGGCGCAAGCGGCGCAGGCGGCAAAGGACCGCGCCGAACGTGAGGCTGTGGCCAAGGTCGAGCGCGAGGAACGGGAGCGTGTGGAGGCCGAGCAACGGGCGGCGCAGGCCAAGATTGACGCGGAACGCCGCGCCATCGAGGAGCAGAAGCGGCAGGCGGAGGTCGAGGAGGCGAAGCGGTCGGCCGCCATCAAGGCCGAGGCGGAAGCGAAGGCGCGGGCGGAGCGTGACCGCATCGCTGCCGAAGAGGCTGCTGTCCGCGAGGCCGAGCGCCAGGCGGAACTCGCTCGCCGACGCGAAGCTCTCCGCCCCGAACGCGAGCGTGCGCTGGCGTGGCTCGAAGCCCTGAACCAGGTCACGGTCCCTGACCTGACCGATCGCGATCTCTCCAACCTCGTGGGCTCCGTGCGAGCAACGATCGCCAACGCGGTGCGGGTGGTGGGAGGATCCGGAACATGAACGCCACCGTCCCCGGTTCGCAGGTCCCGTCACCCGTCCACTACCCGGCGTCGTCGGGTGACGAGCGACTCGCCTGCGTTTCGTTCCTGCGCACGATGGCCAGCGAGCATCGCAAGCACGCTGTGGCGCTCCTGGCCGACACCACGCAGAACGCACCGGACGCAGACAAGAGCCGAGCGGCGGCCGTCGCTCTGGAGCAAGCCGCCGAGTTCATCGGAACAGGGAGGCACTGGAGATGATCGACTCCGGGGCTACTCGTCGGCCCCTGCTGGAGAGCAGAAGTGCGGAGGCGCGCGCAGAAGTGCAGCCGCTCGACGGGTGCCGGGGCTTGCCCTCGGTGGTTTCCAGCTGGCGGGGCCAGATCAGCGAGCCCCGGAACGTCGCGGGTGATGCGAGCCGCGGAACGGCCATGCAAGGCGCCGAACGACGCTGGGCCGGAGTAGCGACCGAGACGTGACGGCCACCAGAGGTGGCACCTGCCGGTGATGGCTGTTCGGGGTGAGGCTAGCCCTGGGCATTCGGGTTCGATTCCCGGGACCGGCGCGAACGAAAGACCCGCCCCTCGCATGTCGCCGCCGCGACGTCGAATCTCAGCGGCGCCCGGGTGACACCGGGGATGGGCACTAGGAGGAGAGATGGATAAGCTGATCGACATTGCCGCCTATTCCGTGACACACGGGCCATCAGTACGGCAGACCGCTTCGGTATTCGTGGACGACCTCATAGCCGCGATCAAGGCCGCTCCGGCGGAGGTGCGGGAGGAGATCGGCGTCGAGGTGTACGACCTGCCGAAGGCCATCGGGGACGTGCGGGTGCGGAAGTTGGAGCGTGAACTCCAAGCCGCAAACGGGGTGCTCGATCAGGTGATCAGTGAGCGTGACGCCGCTCGTGCCGCCAGTATCGCCGCCCAGAATCGGCACATTGTGGCCGAGCGAGAGCGGAACGAAGCGCGTGACGAGCGCGACCGGTTGCTGCGCGAACTTGCCGCCACCCGCCAGTCCCGCGCCCCGTCCGCCGAGCTGCCGCTTTCCGACGGGTGGTATTGGAAGGACGGCGCGGCGATGTTCAACGACGGCAGCGGGACTCGTCGAATATCGCTGAGGGACGGGAGGGCAGCGATGGTGCAGAACCATTGCGGGTCGAGCGAGTACACGGTGTTCCCGTGGCAAGTGCTGCTCGCCGTCCTCGCCCGCTCCGGCCTCCTGCCTCCGGGTGACGGGGTGCCGAGGGAGCGGGTGCGGGAGATGCTCATCAGCGCGGCAGACGATGCGTGGAGCAGTGCGGCCAACATGTTCAATGGCGGATTCGTACTGAGCTCCAAGCAGTCAGCCGAGAAGGTACTGGAAGCCTACGACCGCACGAAGGAGCCCACCAAGTGATCATCACCATAGCCAAGCGAACGATCGTCCATCTGCTATCACGTTGCGTCGGGGTGGCGTCCCGCAAGAGCACGATGCCGATCCTCGAAAACGTGCTCCTCACCGCGGACGACGAGGCGAACACGTTGACCATCGCCGCAACAGACCTGCAACTCGCGGTAAGCGGAAGTGTGCCAGCCACGGTCAAGAGCGGCGGCACGATCGCACTCGGCGCCCGTGGCCTACTCGAGCGGCTGCGCGCGATGCCCGACGGCGAGATTGCGATCTCGACCACCGACGCCTGCGCGGCCACGATCAAGGCGGTAGGGTCGTCGCGTCGATTCACCGTGCAGGGCATTCCGGGCGATGAGTTCCCGACGCTGCCGACTCCGGCGGAGGAGTCGAGGACGATCGACCTGCCGGCGGAAACGCTGGCCACCCTGATCGCACAGACGTCATCCGCCATCGCCGACGACGAGACGCGCGTGCACCTGAACGGAGCCCTATTCGAGGTCGAGCGCGGCGTGGTGCGCATGGTCGCAACCGATGGCCATCGGCTCGCGGTCGCCACGAAGACGACGGACGTGGTCGGCGCTGCGCTGTCCGCGCTGGTCCCGCGGCGCGGCATCCTGGAGCTCAAGCGCCTGATCGAGGATGACCCGGGAGCGATCGTGTCGGTGACGCTGTCGATGCCAAATGCGTTCTTCGACGTCGCCGGATTCCGGACGTCGGTGAAGCTCGCGGACGCGGTGTTCCCGCCCTATCAGCAGGTGATTCCGGAGTCCTCGCAGACGTCGCTCGCGGTCCCGAGACTGGCGTTCGCTGATGCGATCCGCGCCGTGTCCGTGTCGTCGAGCGGGCGGACGGGGGGCATCAGTCTCAAGATAGGGGGCGGCAAGATTCTGATTGAGGCATCGAGCCCGGAGAGCGGCGAAGGGTCGGACACGGTGCCGATCGCCAGTGACGCGAAGTGCCCGGATGCAATCGGAGTCAACGCACCGTATCTGCTCGACGCGCTGTTGGCGATCGACTCCGAAGAGGTTACGTTGGAGCTTGGTGGCGATCTGGATCCGATCGTGGTCAAGCCGGGAACGGTGACGTCGGGCGGGAGCTACCTGGCGATCGTGATGCCACTCAGGATCTGAGGAGGAGCTATGACCGAGCACTGGAGAAACCCGTTCCCGCACGACTTCTTCTGCCTTCCAGGGCATCTGAAGAGGGTTGCTCACTGGTGGTCTGGCGAAGCGACTTTCGAGGCCCTACGCATCCGCGCCGGTGCCCGCCATGCGTGCGCGAGGTTGCGGGCGCGTAACCAGAGGCTGTCCAGCGTCCTGTCCTCCTACCTCGCCCAGTCTGAGCGTGAGTTCTCCTGGGCGCGCGATTCCGGCATCACCTACGAGGCCGTGCGCGAGATACTTGGTCGGCTCGACGGCGAGGAGATCAGCTTCGGCAAGGCGGTAGAGTTGCTGAGGACGCTGGCGGTTGCGGCGGCGGAGAAGGACAGATCGCGCGGCGCGGAGCTCGAAGCCCGCATCCAGTCAGCGCTGGACGTTGCCGGTGGGCGCTGGTCCGAGTGGGGCGATCGTGCACTTACGGTGGACGAGATTCTGGAGGGAAAGGCATGAGCGCCATCGACAAGTGCGAAACCTGCCCGCTGCTGACCTCCCAGGCTCTGACGCCGGAGCAAACGGAGAGGTATCTGCACTACCTCGAGCACGGCGGGGAGAACCCGCTGGACGCACTGTTCCCGACTGCCTCGGAGTTCGCTCGGGTGGAGAAGGAGCGGGACAAGGCGCAGAAGAACTACCAGTTCATGGTCGAGCGCGCGTGCGACGAGAAGCTGGACGGGTACCGCGAGCTCGGCGCCAAGGCTGCGGCCGCGGAGAACGCTCTGGACTCCGCCCGCGCGCGAATCGCTGAGCTCGAGTCCCACTGCGCGATGCTCCATGCGCGCTTGTGCCATGTGGTAGACACGCTTGGCGGACCAGGTACCGCCGAGTCGGTTGACCAGGACGACAACGAGGTCATGCGCCTGGCGCACGAGCTGGCCACGGAGGCGAAAGCGGCCCGTCGCGATGTCGCCGCCACGCGCGAGATCGAGACGTGGCTCATGGAATGCCCGGGGACGCGGGGGGTACAAATCGTCGACGGTCGCATGGCGGCGATCGACTGGGGCGGCGACGAACGAACGGTATTGGCGGGTGGGACCACGATGCGCGAGCTCTGCGCCGCGTTGGGAATCGAGGTGGAAGGTGGGTGAGCGATTCCATCCCGGGCTCGTCGGGCTAGAAGAAACGATGCCGCTCCGATCCACCGAGTCGGACATGGGCGCCTGTTGCTGCTGGCTACCGTGGGAGCCGGAGGAGCACGGTGAACTTGCTGCGTTGTTCGCCAGTGCATACCAGAACAACGTCCGTCGCCATGCCGAAGCACTGGGCCCAGCACTGATCGCGCGCCTGTTTCGCGCAGGGTTGCTCGAACCGAATGGCGACCCGGTGGAGGCGTTGGAGGATTTGATCGACGCCGCCAACCGTGCCGGAAGGGACGACAATGCCTGACCGCCACCAACCCGACGAGAGCAGCGGAGAGCCACGGTGCACGCGAACGTGCGAACTGCTGGAGAGCGTCAACGACACGATGGAGACGATGGTTCAGATTTGTGGAGTCACCGCCCGAGGAATCGTAGTCGGAGAACTGTGCAGACCCCGCGTCCGCGAGCTCGTGCAGATCAGCCGGCGGAGGTGCGACGGGTGCGAGCATTGGAGAGAGATGGTCGAAGACGACGTTACGACCGGCGACGGTGTCTGCTCGGAAAGCGAAACCCTGTGGTGCGATTACGAGTCCTGCTCGCGATGGGAGGAGCGCCGTGGCTGACCCGACCGATCACCAGCTCGCTCCAACCAACGGCGTCACCTGCCGCCGGGTCCCCCGCTATTTCGCCTCGCGCGAGGTGCCGACCATGGGCAACTCCCCAGATGATCGCGAGTCCTACGTCCAGCGCAAGGGCTTCGCTGATGCGAAACGCGCCTGGCTATGGGTCGCTCGAGCGGCTCTGTTCTGGGCCCGCGCCCAGCACTGCTACTGCAAGCGGCTCGAGCAGGAGTACCGGGGCGAGCCGGCGATGGACGGAGGGCCAGATCAATGTCGCTACTGCGACAAAGAGAAGTGGCGCCCCGTTGTCGAGCGTCTGGCGCGCATCATGCGGCATCGATCCGAGAAGGCGAAAACCAGGCCATGAAGTCCGGAAGCATGTCGTCGTTCGAGTCGGCGCGAAACATCGAGGATGTACTAGACGAGCGCGACGACTGGGCCACCGAGCGCCCGCTGGATAAAACGGAAGACGCAATGCCGCCAGACTCCGAGTCCTACCACGCCCACATCCGAGCGGCTGCTCTGGCGTGCCACTGCTGCCCGGTATGCTGCTCTCCACCATGCGACGGGTGCCTTGCCGGCGGGGTTTGCGACGACGCTGATTGCCGGTGCGACTACCTCGACGACTGGAACCGACGTGACGAGGAGGATAGCACGCAATGACGCTCACCCCAACCCAGCTCGCCACCCTGCGCCAGTGCCCGGAGCAACCTGGCGCCCGGTTCCCGTCGACCGACGACGAGGAGGCCACGCTGCGCGAGCTCGCCGCGCTCGGACTCGTGCGGATGGTGCGGTACTACCGGAGGGACCCGATCGACGGGGCGCGGATACCTGGGTACTGCTGGCAGAGGACGGAGGAGGGGGCGGAGGCGGCAAAGTGATCGCAACCCACATCATCTATGCCGGACTCGGCTCACCGGATCCGCACGAGACGACCGGCGAGCCAATCCCGCGCAAGGGCAAGGGCGGCCCGTGCGCTCACTGTGGAGATCAAGCGTGGTACCGGCTCGACCAGGCGATCTCGAGTTCATTCACGAGCGTCAAGAACGCATCGCGCGCCTGGCCATTCGGGACGCGCGAGGTGTGCGCAGCGTGCCTGATGTCCTGCAAATCGCTCCGGCTCCGCTGCTCGCTCTGGTTCGCGCGCGAGAACGGTATTTGGGACGTACCGACGCGGCCGTGGATCGTGAAGGACGCAGACGGCAAAGGTCACGCGATTCCTGGAACGCGCGTCGAGACGCTGGACTCGTTGCTCAGCCCGCCGCCGGCCCCGTTCGTTGCCGGGTGGGCGCACATGGGCGTGAGCAAGGGCGGAGAGCAGAATCTGCACCGCATCTACTCTCCGGGACGACCAGCGCCGTCGAACCCGCTCGTCAAGCTCCAGTCCAAGCACGTGGCCATCTATGCGCAGGTGTCCACGTCGCGCGACCGGTACCCACTCCAGGTGGACGACGTGCACGATGTGCTGGTGGACGTCGAGACGTGGACGGAAGCGCGTACCGATTGCTACCGGATTCTCGGCGCGCTTCGCAATGGTGGCGTCGGTTCGAACGAATGCACAACTTCATTGCTGACGATGCGGCCACCGGCGAGTGCGCCCATCGCCGTCGTGCGCCAGTGGCGCGGCCTGACTCATGCGATCGAGCCGCATCACCGCGCTATCTGGTGGCCGCTGTTCGTCGAGCTCCTGCGAATGCCGGCGCTCGTGAAGCGAGAGAAACAAGACCCGAAGGAGGGCACCCGCAATGCACCGACCCGAGAACGAGATCGACCCGAAGACCATCGAGAAGACGACCACGAACGCGCGGCGGTTGCTCGCGTATCTGCTCCGAGCGACCCGGATCCGAATGCGGGCCGAGGTGCTGGGATCAAATCGGTACAGCTCAGTCTCTTCTGAAATAGGGTCGAGTCTGATCCCGCTCGTGGTGAGCGAGCGATCGTGCCTGGCGTTCTACCGCGCGTTCTGCACGCGCTTCGGAATCGAGTCCACGGGAGATGGCGAGTATGGCCCCGTCGAGCTCTGGATGCCGACGGGGCGCCTGCGTTGGGATCGGGCGCTGGCGGCGATCGACTACCGGGACCTGCGCCTGATCATCCACGAGAACCCGGATTTCCTCGCCACGTTCGCCAGCAGCAGCACGCGGGACCTGGACGACGACATGCTCCGAGCGGAGTACGAGTCGTTCGACGCCTACCCGGAGCCGACGAAGGGCGGGCGCGCTCGCGTGAAGCTCCCGGACCAGATGATCCAACCGCGCAGTTTCCGCACCGTCTGGACGCTCACGAGCCCGATGGCTCACGGCGCCGACGAGAAGAGCGGGAACGTCAACCTGTTCCGCCGCCACCGCGTGATCGACGCGCTCACTGGACAGCACGCTTACGTGCCGTTCATGGCCGGAAACGCGGTGCGCGGTCTGCTGCGCGACATGGTGATGGGCAGGTGGCTCGGGTTGCTCGGGCTGCGGGCTCGAGATATTCCTCCAGAGAGGGCGCACGCTATGCTATCGGGTGGCAACGTCGAGGCCGGGGCAGATACCGGCTCGGTTCGGGTGGACATCCGCACGATGGCGCGCACCATGTGCCCTCCGTGGGATCTGCTCGGCGGGTGCACCGATGCGCAGATTATGGCGGGAAGGGCCAGAATCCATGACGCGGTTCTGGTGTGCAAAGAGAACGCATGGGCCGTTCACCAGGCGATGGGTGTGGAGACGAAGAACCTGGATGAATGGGCGGCCACACTACCTGAAGCGGCTGAACTAACCCAGTTACGCCTGGGGACGCGCCATGACCACCGAGACATCGATCGCACGCAGAAGATGATCGAAAAAGGTAAGAGCGATGCGATGCTCTTCAACGTAGAGCTTCTGCTGGCAGGTGCACAGATGGTCCATTCACTTCAGGTATTTTCAATCGACGGCGTTAACCCGGTAACCGCGTCCTGCCTGGCTGACGCGCTGGAAGAGTTTGGATCCTATGGCGTGGTTGGGGCCCAAAGCGCTAGGGGTATGGGGCTCATCTCGTTCAACCCATACCAACCAGGACCGGGAACACCTGAACTACCGGACCCAACCGTGTACATTGACCATGTTGAGAAGAACAAGGACGCCGCGATTGAGTGGGCAATGATGAAGAACGAACCGTCGGCTCCACTGCGATCAGGAAAGACCCGTGGGAAGACCAGGACTGCTGACGTTCCGGCGGAGGAACTGGCAGCAGCTGAGGAGGCGTTCTAACCATGTCCCCGTCAATACGCGACAAGTGCATGAGGGGCAAGGAACCAGTAATCCGAAAAGATGGGGCGGTTGAGATCCCGCTTACTAGGGGGCAGGCAGCAGTAGTATCCTCTGAAAGCTACGAGGCTGTTTCTGGAGTTCTATGGGTTGCCCAGTGGTCCAGATGCACCAGTGGCTATTATGCCAGGGGGGCGAATTCTGGAGCGTTGATGCATCGCGTCATATTGAGTGCTACAAGGTGTCGTGACGTTGACCATGTGAACCACGACGGACTAGATAATCGAGTTACCAACCTTCGTCTGGTAACAAAGTCAGAGAACGGTAGAAACTCAAGGTCCAGGAGCGGGTCCAGCAGATTCAAGGGAGTTTCTTGGTATAAGGCGAACAGAAAGTGGGGGTGCCACATCACCATCCCAGACCCCGCCGGGGCTCGAGGCAGGCTGATGTTTCTGGGGCTCTTCATTGACGAAGAGGAAGCGGCACGCGTGTACGACAATGCGGCTCGAGAACTATTTGGGGAGCACGCTTTCACGAACGAAGACGCTGGACTACTGGAGAAGCGATGCGACCCGTGACCCACTCGCCACCGTGGCTCACCGCCGCCGAGCGGTGGGCGTGCGCTAGCTCGGAGCCGCTCACGCTGCGCGCGTGGCTCTCGGCGCCACTGGCGTGGGACCCGTATAATGGCGTCTCGTGCGAGGGAGCGCTGCAATACGCGGTAGTCTCCCTCGCCTCCGGGATGGATCCGGAGGAGGCATTCGCCGACGCTCCTCGCGACTCGCTCACACCCATCCCGATCCCCATCGCTGACCAGGACATGGCGGGATACCCAATCGCGCTCGCGTCGTGGGCGCAGCCGGCTCCGGGAGCAAAGGAGGATGTGCGGATGCGTCGCAAGCGCGCCCGCGCAGAATCCTACGGACTCGCGAAGGTCAATGTCGCGATGGCCGAGTACAAGAGCGAGCAGATCCCAATCCCGACTCTGGTAGCCGCGTGGGTTGATTTCCACGTGGTCGGCAACCGCGCATTGCTGACCGAGTTGTTGCCGGACGTCAGCCACATCGGCCGCTGTCGCTCCGGTGGCCTCGGTTGCGTGATGGGCTGGGAGATACTGGCGGACCCGCAGCAACGCTCGCTACTCGAACAGGGACGGCTGATGCGCGCGATCCCGAGTGGCGCCGACATTCACCCGAGGCCCGGGACGTTCGCGGTGCGGAAGGCCACGACACGCGCGCCGTATTGGCACCGAGCATCGCTCGCCGATTGCATGGTCCCGATCGTGCGGGTGGCGACGTGACGGCGGTTGGGATTCCGAAGGGATGGGACGCCACTCCTCGGACGTGCGGTGCGACCGGATGCTATGTCACCTTCACTCCCAAATCTCCGCGGCACACCTACTGCTCGTCGCGCTGCCGATACCGCGACAAGGACGCCGGCCGACCCGACGTGGTGAAGAAGACCCGCGAGCGGTGCGCGGCCTGGTATGCCGCCAAGAAGACCGATCGCGAGGAACGCCCGTGGCTGCTCGGCCCTCCTCCATATGCCGACGTCCTCCCCGGTGGCGGATTCACGATCGCGTTCGCGCCCGCGTTGCGCTGGCCGCTCGAGCTCCGGAACGCTAGACTGCTCCACGGTGTGATGACCGAGCTCACAGCGATCCCGCATCACGAGACGATGCCGATGTTCACGCTCGTGCCGATGGACCACGGGCGCGGACAGTGGGCGGTGTGGATCGCAGACGAGGCCGTTGCACGGCGACTCGCTGGCCACGCCTGGCCCGCTCAGGTTGCCGATCAATCCGTACTCGTGCGGTGCGGTCCATTCACGCGACTGCGTTCACCGCAGGTCACCAAGCGCGGTCACCAGACGGTGCGCGTCGACCTGCTGACACCGCTCACCATCCGCTCGATGGGCGGAGCGATCACACGGGTGAACCCGACCGAGGGCAACCTGTGCAGCACCATCTCCTCATGGCTGCCGCGCCGCCTCGGGCTCGACCATCTTCGGCTCCAGTTTCGACTGCTCGAGAAGCGGACGGAGACGGTGCGCGTAGACCTCGGTGGTAAGTTCGGCGCCGTGCTCGGGTGCTCCGGGTACTTCGTGGCAGACGTCAACGCGCCGTGCCGCTGGCTGCTAGAGTGCGCAGCTCGCGGGCTCGGGATGGGTGGACGGACGGCGTTCGGGTTTGGGCGGATCCGGGTAAGCGACGTGGCGGAAGAGAAGGAGAAGGCGGCGTGAGGCAGTCCGACCGCCACAAGTACGATATACATGCGCGTTCGCGATCGTTCGCGTCGCGAGTTGAGGAGGCACGCAGAGAACTGGTACGCGCATCTCACCTGGGCCGTCTCGTGGTTTCGATGTCCTGGGGAAAGGACTCGACTGTACTGGGGCATCTGGCTTTGGAAACACTGGAGCATCCGTTGCAGATGGCGCATCTCAAATGCGCGCACGAAATACCTGGAGGAGAATGCGTGGCGGCATACTTCGCTGAACGCGCCCAGATCCACGAGCTTCAACCGATCAATACTCTGGAAGAGTCGCTGGTGTGGCTGCGAGATGTTGGATTACCGCATGAGAGAGCGAAGTCAGTTCAGCAGCGGATCATCAAGACGCGCAAGAAGGACCGGGCGACGGAGTGGTTGCGTGGGATCGGATTCGAGGTAACGGCGCTTGGGATGCGCGCGCAGGAATCGCTAGCGCGAAAAGCGTGCATGAAATACCACGGACTTACGTACCAGTTGAAGGACAGCGGCCATTGGGTAACCAATCCGATTGGTCACTGGTCGCACGCGGACGTGTGGGCATACTTGGTTTCGCGAGAGCTACCGTGGCATCCACTGTATGATCACGAGTGGGCAGGACAGACAAGGGAGACAATACGCAATGGCGGTTGGCTATACACCGACGGGGCAGATCGCGGGTGGGCAGCCTGGCTCCGTAGGTTCTACCCGGAATTGTTCGAGCGACTGGCGGAAGAGTTTCCGCGGGTACGTCACCTGACGTGACCACAATCCGCGCGTCGAGCTAACCGGCCCGCGGTACTATCTGCAAAAGTGACGTTGCGGAAGGGTTGACCAGGCTCAATCTATACGTATACTGATACCCATGACGACGACGACGAACAACACCGCGACCGAAACCATGACCCAGGCGCAGCTCATGGCTGCATTTCGGGCGCTCGGATGCTCCGTTTGGCCGCGGTCCTGGGACCGCGTGATCGACGGTCAGGTGGTCACTAGCTACGGCGTGGACGCCACCATGTCGGCGATGGGCTCCACCGAGATCGTGACCGTGCGGGTGGGCGAGCTGTGCGACCCGCCCGCGCTGGTCGCCAAAATGACCAAGGCGCTCAAGGCCCGCGTCAGGGCCACCAAGGCCGCCATCCGCCGCGAGCGCTCGGAGACTTGATACCCTGATGACCCGCCGCCTCGCCACCACCCCCCGGACCCGCCTCGACCTGGCCTGCACCGCTGAGGAGTACGCCACGATCCGCGACTGCGCCGTCGCCACCGGCCGACAGATCCAGCGCCTTGTCCTGGACTCCGCGCTGGCCGAGTGCCGGCGGATCCGTCGTAAAATCGCGGCTTCGTCGAAATCGACCGAGGGCGAGAAATAGTCCCTTGACCCGGCTCAATCTATACGTATACTAGT